ATCGGCGCCGAACAGATTGGCGCCGGATAGTCCGGCGCCCTTCAGGTCGGCACTGTACAAACTGGCGCCGACCAGATCGGCGCCGGTGAGGTCGGCGCCGACCAGATCGGCGCCGGCCAGATTTGCTTCGGGGAGGTGCGCTCCCCGCAACCCCCCCTCCCCACAAAAAAGGACCTCTCCACTCAAGTTTTCAATCTTTACCTCTTCCACTGAAACATCCTCCATGGTCCACATCCTTTCGTTTGGGGGCTATGCCCCCATCCTGCCCCGGTGCCCCGCCGCAGCCACCACGGCCGCGGTTTTTACAGGGCTACTCTATATATTTATAACACGTTTCAGCGCAGTTTTTTATTTATTGAAATACTTCCTTTACCGCCTGCGCCTCCGGCCCCAGGTCCTTAAACGTACCGGTCGTTTCATCGAACACGGCCTCTATTTTATCTCCAGCCGGGCCGTGTCTGTTTTTCAGTATGTGAAACAAAGACTGGCTCCTCGTGTAAGCCGTAGGATCATGCCTGTAGGGCCTCGTGACAATCATAACCACGTCGCCCTGCTCTTCGATTGTGCCGCTCTCTTTCAGCGACGACAGTGTCGGGTTCGCCCAGAACTCATCGGCAGCCCTGTTCAGCTGGCTTGCCACAAACACGCACGCGTCTACGCTCTTTTTCAGGTGTAGAAGGCCCTCGGTGATCCTCATCATGCTGTGTCTTGGGTCATAGGCATCGGTTGTCACTATCTGAATATAATCCACCATAATAGCCCCTATCTCCTTGTGCTCCAGGCACATACGCTCAGCCGCAGACATGAGCTCGTTTATGCTTATGCCGGTCTTGTCAACCATCCATAACGGCATTTCGCGCAACTCTTCAACCGCCGCCTGCATATCAGCCTTCTCTTCGTCTGTCATGTTGTCGCGCTGTATCCCGGTCGAGTTGATCTGCTTGTATATACACGCGAGCTTTGTTACCGCCTCCGGCCCGGTTATCTCGGGGGAAAACAGGAGCACTCCGACCCCGTTGAGCAGGCAATTCAAGGCTGTATTATAGACAAACGCGCTTTTGCCCATCGACGGTCTGCCGCCAAGAAACACCAGCTCGTTTTTGTGCAGCCCGCCCAACACCTCATTAAACGACTCAAGCGGATACCCGCAGGCTATCTTGCTTTTTGTCAGCGGGTGCGGCAGGGAGTCTCCGTGTAACACTTCCATACCCAGTTCCCCCGATGACGCGGCGACAATCCGTGCCCTTATCTCGTCTACGGGCATGGCGTTGTTCCGGAGTCCGTCGGCGCATAACTCGAGCTCCCTGGCCACCTGGTTCTTTTTGTCAAGGTCCTTTATTGACCTTATTGCCCTTTCAAGGTCTGCCGTTGTCTTGAGCGGCATCCAGGATTTAGGCTTTTTGGCCAGCATGTTCTTTATCCATTGAATGCCGTCCATTGGAATGTCCAGCCTTTTGCTGATGACCCTGGATAGCGTTTTGCTTAGAACCGGATCAAGCGTTTCACGGCCCGTGAGCTCGAGCATTGCGACAACGTTTCCCCGTGTTTCGTATTCACGGGTGAAGAAGTCAAGAATCGACATTGTTAATTGGTTTATCAATATATTGCGGTCCATGTGTCCTCCTATTTACTTGACTTTTTCCGGTTATCTTCCTTGCAGAGCATCTGGCAATTCTCGGGGACTGTTTTGCCGCCTTGGCTCCAGGGCGTTATGTGGTCGGCTTCCATTTCCTCGAATGGGAATGGCTTTCCGCTAGTCGGGTGTAAAGCTCGTCTTTTTGACGCTCTTTGCTTTATTTAGGTTCTTGTTTGTCATAGCTCTATAACCTCCGTCTCTGGTTTATGTACCCGCGTCAACTTAATCGCAAGTAGCTCCATGACCCTGTTCTTAATCTGCGCGTGCCTAATCGTAGTAGGCGGCTTAAGCGAACATATTATAATACACCCCTTCCTGTCCCGCACATTGTTGAACATCCGTACCCACTCGGGCACGTCCGCAACGCCGCCACCGTCAAAGTTGTCAATGAACTTTATTCTCGCCAGCATAGCCAGCTGCTTCCCGTCCGTTCCTTCAACCTCATGGACGGATCGCCGCTTGTTTGCGTCGATATAATCATCAGCAAGTGCCTCTATGATCCGCTTGGCCAGCGTTGTCTTGCCGGTGTACGAGTCGCCGTATATGAACGCCCCGCCCCTGGCCTTTATCTTTTCAACGAGATTCTCTATCGTCGGAGTATCTTCCATCCAACACCTTCTTCCAATTGTAATTCCTGATAAGCCAATACAAATCCACAACAAACTCACTCACCTGCCCGCGCAGAAACATCGAGTTGCGTATATGTTGCGCGACCCTACCCCAATCATTGAGAGACATACCCGAGCGCATGACAGCCTTGGCGGAGCTGGTGGACTCATTGTGCCGCCTTAGCCCCAGGTCGTTTGCCAGCGCATTGTACGATTTGACTATTTCCCGGGCCTCTTCGATTTTGTTGTTCGCTTTCTTGTTCTTCGTGGTGCTGCTCCCTGACTCGATCAGGCTTTTCAGGTCAATCTGCGGCAGCGCATCGAACATGGATAGCGTTGTTTTGTTCATTACTATCCCGGCCGCCCTCAGGTCATCAGTGGTCAACGCCCTGCCCTCGGCGTCTTCAATGACCGCCTTCAACAGGAGCAGTGTTTTCATCTGCCTTCTTGCCGACTTTAGCGCGCCGCTCCTTAAAAGCCCGTAAGCCCTGTTCGACACGTTGATATACTTCGGTATGTTACACTCCATCGCCAATTCGGGGTTGGGCTTGTCTATGATGAAATCTTCGCTCCCGACGGCATCGAAATTCTTGTCCTGACACACCCTTACGTAGGGGCATACCCCCCACACGTTTTCACAGAAATTGAAGTTACACGGGAAACTCCCACTTTTTATATAATGGGCGAGAAGCCCTATACTGTCCCTGAGGTACTCCTCGACGGCGTCAAGCCTCACTTTTGTTACATGGGTGGTTTCCATGCGTACCTTCGGGGCGGCCCACTGACACACCCTTGCCCTGTACTGCTCGAGCGTTTCACTGTTTTTCTGTTTCAGCAGTGGTTGCGGCGCAACAATATATCTGGTCGTCGCATAGTCAAGGTTCAGCAACCACGCGTATAACGGTATCTGTATAGACCGCAGAAACCGTCCCACGTCTATCCTGGACGTCAGCTTGAAGTCTGTTATTGTTTTTACGCCGTCAAACATGTCTATTTTGCCGGCTATTGTAATTCCGTTGAGCTCCCGCGACGCCTCTATCTCCGAGAAGCAGCCGCGCAGCTGCATAATGTCGGTTCTCTGCATGACGGCGTCAACGACCCCGAGTATGGCGGCTTTGACGCTATCATTGGGGTACACTATGTCCATCTGTTGCCCGGTTATCAGCGCCTGCATCTCGGAGTGAAACAGTATGCCCCTTGACATCGGCGCCGTTCTCGGCGGCTTTATTCCTTTTATTATGTTTAGTTCGAACCTTCTCGGGCATGACCTGAGCATTGATGTGGATGAGTATGTGAGTATCATGTTTTGCCCTGTGTCCTTTCTTTCGCCTTGTGCCGGTAAAATTGTACATCGTGGGGGACGAATCCGGCGCCCGGATGTTCGAGCGCCGGAACCGCTTGTTTATAGTCTAGCGCGGTTAGTCCTCATAATTCAGCTTTATCACGCTGCCCCACTGTACGGGCGGGTCGCCCGACTGTTTTGTAATAATCCACAGCCACGGCAGTTTGGGCTCCTGTTCGTCGGCGCTTCCCCAGCCGTCCGTGAACACTATCACGCCGGCGTACTTTTTGGCGTTTTCGTTCACGTGTTTCTGGACGTCTTCGAACGCGGTGCCGCCGCGTCCGTACAGTTTGACCTCGTTATATGAAATCTTTTTTTGCGTCAACACGGCCCTTATTTTCGTGTCGAACTGTAATATGTCATATGTTATTGCCGGATGCTTCAGGCAGCCGAATACGTTCTCCAGCTCCTTGCTCATCATGGAGCCGGAGACGTCTACCGCCACCAGTATGTGCTTACGCGGACGAAAGTATCTGTTCGCTCCATATTGGGGCTTTTTGACGCTGCCGTATCTCTTTGATACCTTGCGCCTGGAATGAATGGCTCCAACCGATACGCTCCTGGCCACCCAGGCCCTTATTTGTTTTGCGGCGGGAAACTCGCGCGGCTTCGGCTCGATGGTTTCCATCTCGTTGCCGCCGACCGACCCGTATTGTTTTTCTATGTATGACGCCACCGGTCCGGCCATTTTTTTATAGAACGTTTCAGCCGTGCCCGGCGAGACCTCCTCCTCGTCAACCGTGTCGTCGAAAGCTTCGTTCGGGACATAGTTATCCGGGACCTTGTCTTTTATTTTTTTGTACACATCCAGCAGCGTATCATCATTGCTGATGTCTGTGTCTCTGTATATCCTGTTCAGCCTCTCGAAACTCCTGTGCATTGTCACGTGGGCCCTGGACGCCATCGTTTTGATAACGTGATGGACCAACAGGTCCGCCGCAAGATGCAGGGCGGTTTCGTTCATGCCCTCTCCGGCGTGTATTTTCACCCTCACCGGGTGAGACATCGCTATGTGAAGTGCGTAATGCGCGAACAGAGACACGAGCTCCTTCTCGTCGGTTATGCCCTCGATGTCCTTTGCGGGCACCCCTATAACAAGCGATAGGGCCCCACCTTTTCTTGTAAGATAAATCTCGCCCGTGTCTCCGGACTCAATAACCGTCTTGTCCGCTATTATAAGCGGATATAATAGCCCGGCCGGGCTCGGCTGGACGTACATGAATATCTGCGCCAACTTGCCCGCCACGTCTGTGCTGTGTTGTGTATCTGACTTTTTTCTGGACATTTATTTCTCGATCCCGAGCCCCAGCTGTTTGGTGAAGCTGGATACGATCTTCGGATCCATTCTGCCGATAAGCGACGCCCACCGGCTGTCCAGCAGCGCTATCACCCCGGCTATGATGTCTTTCGGGATGTTCGGGGTGTTGAGGACAACCCCGACCTTATTGGCGAGCTCAACATCGCCCTTGGGTCGCCTGGTTATCGTCGAATGCACGGCGTTGGCTACGTCGTATATGATGATGTACTGCGACGTTTTGTCAAGCCGCGCCATCATATTCTGCAACTCCTGCTCTTCCATCTTGAGTATCTCCGCGACGGACGGGAGCTTGGACCGGAACTCTATGTAATTGGACATCTGGACCGCAAACTGCGGGTTTACGATCCGCGCCAGGTCCACCGCCGCCATGTCGTCAACGCCGAGAATCAAGTTTGACAGGCGTTCGGTTTCGCGCGGCGTGCCCCACGGGAGGCCGGAAAGGTCGGCGTGGTCAAGAAACACCTTCGTCGTCATGCCGACTATTCTGCCGTCTATCTTCGTTCCCATGGTTCCGTCCGCGAGCTCCGCGGGCGTCGTTGCCCAGTTCAGCCAGCTCTTTAGGTCGAATCTCATGTTGACGGTATACATCCTGTCGCATTGGGCGGCGTCAGTTGACGTTATGTTATATGACGTGTCATCGTCGTTGCCGGTCAGCACCAATACGCAGTGCTTCGGCAGCTTCCAGCCGCGAAATTCCCCGAACTGGGACAGGCGCATGATGGCCTGCAGGATATGATCCATCGCCCGGTTGTAGTCGTCTATCAGGTATATGCCGGGCTTTTCATCGTTCGGGTCGGGCACAAAATCCGGTCGTGCGGTTGCGGTTACGCGCTCCCCGTTTATTTCCGAAATAACCGGAAGGCCCGACATGTCACCGGCTTCCTGTATTTCCGAGAGAGATGTGAACCAGAACGACCAGTTGTTTTCAAGGCACGTCTGGCGGGGGACGGTTGTCTTCCCTATCCCGTGCGATCCGAGTATCGTCAGGGTGAATGTTTTTTCCGGGTATTTTGTTTTTTGACTCACAAGGTGCTTGAGCAACGATGCTACCTCGCGGGTATTGACAAAAACCTTGCTTTCCGACATACCGCCTCCTAAGCTTGCCGTTTGGGAAAAAGTACTCCATCGTTTCTTTTACAAGGCTGTGCGGCTCCACCTCCAAAGGCAGAGCGAACAGCGCGTTTTCAATTGCGCGCAGACTGTCCATTATTTTTGGCATTGTAGTTATGTCAGTTATCATTATGTTGGGGCCCGGCAGCGACGGGATTATGTACTCGGCGCCGCCAAAAATCAGCCTTCGGGCCGTATGGGTCTGCCGTACGTCCGCCCTCGCGGGGGAGGTGGCCGGGAATGTCAGCGTGTGCTCGGTCATTTTTCCTTCCTTGTATCGCGTGCTGAGCAGGGCTCTTACGAAACCTTCGTACAGCTTATATATCTTAAGCGTATGCTTCGGGGTCCACGGCATTACGGTTACCAGTGCTACTGGGTATGCTCCAAGCTCCTCCACCGGGTACGGGCTGAAAGCCTTGTACGCCCTGTTCCGCCGCGATTGTGCCCTTATGCTCGTCTCTATCTTCATTATTCCATCGTAATATGCGCTTATTTTGACTCTATGGTCGTAGTCGAAGCAGGTCTGTTCTGTCCTGCGGACATCCACCCCGCAGACGTATGGGCCGGTGTTGTACACAAGCACGCCGCCGGATACCAGGCTGTACTGTGTGCGGTATTTCGCGCATTGGCGAACTATTATGTCGAGGTTGTCGCCGGAGTGGAAGTCGCCATGACTTGTTTTGTATACTTTTATGTTGCCCAGTGCAATAAAGCGCTCAAGTTCGATCATGTAGTAGACTCCATAGTTTCTGTCCGGGCGCCTTCGGTTTATACCCATCTATGATGAGCAGCGGCGGGGGCGGGTCGCCCTCCCTAAGCGCGGCGGCGTCGGCTTGTTCTGTAAACCGGCTCTTGACCTTCTCCGCCTGGTCATACAACATTGTTGGATGAACAGACGTACAACGGTACAGTCTTTTTATGTATTCCAACCCCTTGCGCATATCGCCGATATCTCTTATCGAATTGTAGAAAAACATTTGCACGTCCCCGTCCATCGGGTCATGTCCGCCGACGGTGCGCGTCTTCGGGTTGTAGTATGGGTGTACCAGGGCGTCGGGTCCGACGTAAAACGTTTTTGCGTCTATTATCATGCCCCAGCTTTTCTCCGTAAACGGCACGTGGATCGCCAGGTGGGTCGGGCGTCCGCCGCGCCTGTCAAAGCACGTAATGATGGCGCCGATACTTTCGGCGTCCGGTCCCGCCCGCAGCCCCCGGGCCAGCCTGCTTCCCGGCGGAATTTCCCGGAACGCCAGGGACAGATAAACCTTGTCGTTGGACCAGCCTTTCTGCCCCACGATCAGCATTTTTCTTATATACTTGATGCGATCGCGGTCCTCAATAAACAGGACCGCGTTTGGTATTGCTTGGCCGTCTGCGGTCTCGGCCCCGAGCGGTGCGTATTCCAGCCGGCCAAGGCTCTTTATGTTGACCGTCGTTTTAACTATATCCCACGCACTTGATACTGGGGCTTCGTGTTGCTGGACGGTCATTTCCCGCCCCCGCCCTCTATTTTGGTCAAGATTGCCTGCAGGTCAGTCTCATATTCGGCAAGCGTTCCGGACGTGTCGCGCACGGACGATATGCCGACCGTCGGCCTTGTTCTTATAATGCACTCGTCCTTGCCGTTAACCCGGCTCCTGGCCACCCGGAACACCTCCGGGAAGTCAAGCGCAAACTTCTCCCTTAGGGAGCCTATCAGGTACGGGGATACGCCTATCACGTCCCCGCTGGTGTTTTTCAGCATTGTCTCTCTGGCCGTGACAATATAGACGTCCGCGCACTTCTCCAAAACGTTCATTCTGTCTTTTGTCATTACCTCGATCGCCGTCCAGTCCGTCTTGTCCATTCTGCTCTGCATTGAGCTTCGCGCCGCGCTGGCGTTTTCTTCGTTTCTTTTTGTTATGTAGTTATAGATGATATCGTTCAGCTCCGACAGATCATGCAGGACAACCATGTCAAAGCGCTGCTCCGTAACCGCGCTTATCGCGTCGTCAATATCCGGCATGTCGCTGTATGTCCACACTTCGAGGTTCTTCAGTCCCACGAGCTCGTTGAGCATTTTTTCGGGTGTTATAAGGAGGTTCTTCTTGGTTATTGTCTTTTTGAAGATTACTTCCTTGATGATGTTTATTCCGGCCGCCCCATACAGAAAGATCTTCCGGTACATGGCCGGGTCATATTCTACCTCTTTAAGTTTGCGTAGCGCCATAGTTGTTTCCTTTCGTTTAGTAAAAAATGCCCCCGCAATCGGGGGCGCGATACTAGAGCATTTTCGTTTTTTGTTTGCAGAAATACAGGGATACAGCATACCGCCCCCAAGACAGCAGAGGCACACGACCGGGTACCCCATACGTTCCACAGGCACTGCAAATGAATCTCGAAAATGCTCTAACGTACCCACAGCCGCCACAGTACCTCAATGACTCTCCACATTGTGCCTCCTTTCCTTTAAAATGTTGCGTACCAAGAAAATAGGGCCAACATCATAATATTTATGATATCAGCCCCATACTATTTTATGACACAAACTTGGGGTGTTTTTTGGGTTACGTAACCCTCATGAGTTCCTGACATTTATGACATAGGAACACGATTTTTTTCTTGTCCCTTGAGATCTTCGTGGCGATGTTCTTGCGGCCGTGGCAGATATCGCAGACCGTCCCCTTCGGTGGTGTGCGCAGTATCCAGCCCATCACTCGCGCCGCATGTGCTTTTCGGATTCCGTCGTCATGCCGTGGCAGGATATCGCCGCGGATGTCTGTCATGATTTCGCCGTTACGGTCAAGCATAATTGGTACGGCGGCTACGCGCTGCTTGGGCGGCTTTCCTTCGGGCCTGTCGACGACACAGCGGACGAGCCTGCCGTTGACGCCGAGAGTAACTTCCTTTGCGAACTCTACGATCATCTTACGGATAACGTCCCTTTTACGGCCAGTCCGGTCTGCGAGACGGTGCCGATGTCGATGCCGTTCACCTGCAGTTTTATCGGCGCCTGCCCCCTTACGTTTATGGAAAACCCGCTCGCCCCGTCATACTCAAGGTAAAGGCCGTCGCCGCGCCTGTTGCCTATTATGTCCGACGCCTCTTCTGCGGCAGTACGCTTCTTGGCATATACGACCTTTTTCCATTTTATCTTATTGCCGGAGATCTCCCCGGACTCGTGCCCCCCGGCCCACGACCTAAAAAAATCCACCACCCGCTCGAACAGCCTGCCCAGAAACGATATCTTGCTGTACCCGTGCGCCCCGACGCCCACCTGTACCGCGTCGCCGTCAAGCATCATTACGTGCATACCGGACTTTGTCATGATCATCCTGCTGTTGGGGGGCGGGCTTTCGGGCAGGCCCGACTCTTTTACGCCGAAAGTTGCCCTGTCCTGTACGTCGGGTATGAAGTTGATGATGTACGTGCCGATCAGGCGGTGGTGATAATAAAGGCACGCGGCGCCGATCTCGGGCACAAACAGGTCGCCGGCCCCGTCGCTTGCCATTGAGTTGGAGGATATTATGGCGTTATGGAACTCTTCCCCGGTGGATAGATCTATCAGGGTGGCGACGCGCCTACTGTTATCGAAGGCGGCTACCTTTGCAACGCCTATGACCGGTTCGCGAGCGCCGAACATGGCCTACTTCCGTATCAGCTTTTTGATTTTCGGGAGCACCCCGCCGATCGTCTTACTGGCTTTCGGAAGTATTGCGCCGAGCTTTTCTCCCGGCCCGCCGACGTACGGCGCCAGGGCCGGAACAAGCCCGGCCCCGGCAGCAAGAGCGCCCATTTTTATCCCGGCGTCCCTGTACGTCGCCATCGCCCTGTCGAGAGCTTCCTTGTCCTCTTTGGACGAGAGGTGCTTCTTGGCTTTCGCCGTCGCCAGCCCTTCAGAGATAAGCGGCGCAAGCGCCAGCGGCGCGGTAAGTATTGCGGCTATCCCCAGCGGCACCGCAATAGGCGACCGGGCCAGCAGTGCTCCGATGCCGGAAAGCGCAAGACCCAACGGTATCGGGGATGCCACCTGCGGCAGAAGGGTCGCCAGTATATTTGTGTTGAGGTGCCCTATTTCGTGGGCGGCGATCGCGCCCGCGGCCGGCACCGTATTAGACACAAAAGCCATGTTCAGTCCAGGGAAGGCGATTCCACCCCCACCGCCTATCGCCTGCCCCATAAACTCATACAGCGACGCACCATACAGCTCGCGCTCGTATTTTGCAATATCCTTGTCTTTGTGAATGCCGGCCAGCCGCTCCGCTTCTTTTCTGATGGTGGGACCGTGCATTTTACCGAGATGCCTGCTTAGTGCGTCCCTGGCCTTCGCAATGCTGCTGTCCTGGTCAAACACAATCAGCAGGGGTTTGTGTGTATCCCGGAGCGGAGCGGTCATGTTGTTGTATATTTCGGCAATCTGCTTTTTCGCAGAATCGTGTATGCTGTCCGGTAGAACAAGTTTCATTTGTTTTCCCCTTCCAGCCTGACCAGCCGCCATTTATCGTCCGGCTGCTTCAGGAGAATAAACTCGTTTCCTATATCGCCCAGCGATTTCGCCTTTTTGCCGGTTATCGAAAACCTTATCCTGTCGGGCGTGCTGTATTTTATATTGGCGACGCCCTGAAACACGGTTGATACCGTCCCCTTGCCGTAGCCGCCCGGTATGGTTCCCCTGAAACGGAAGTAACTGAGCGGGTGAGACGCCTGTCTTGCGACAAGCGTCGTTTTGTGTTGCTCGTCCGGCAGCCTGATGGTGGCCCATGAGTGTCCTGCCCGCGCCTTCTTGTCCCACATCCTTATGTCATAATGTTTATGCCTGGCCCTGTGCCGCTGTATGACAAACGGCCACTTTTCGTTTTCGGTGCTCGTGATCTCGTGTATGCCTCTTGCCCTGTAGTCATGGCCGGACCCGAGCTTTCTTATCGACGCCATCTGTTTTGCGAGCCGGCCGACGCCCCGTATAAACCCCAGCCCCCCGACCGCCCGGGCGGCTGCCCACGATGCCCCGCGCCCCAGGCCTCTTATACCGGACAGTATCCTACCCCTTCTCCTGATAATGGAGGGAAGCGTAAGTGCGCCCATTGTAACAGCCCCGCCCATGAGCGCAGCGCGCTGTCTCGGCGACATCGTCCATCGCGGGGTTTGTATGGCGTTCCAGAAATCTTTTACGGCTTTTTCCTTGCTTTCGGCCACGCGGTACACGTGTTGGTCTATGGCTCCGTCCCCGGTCTTGGGATCCGCTATATATTTATTGACCACCACCCTTCTCTGACCGGCAGGAAACGCCCGCAGGCCCCCGCGCCGCACCCCGCGCCCGATTATCTGTTTTATTTTCATTGGATTATAATGGCCGTCCAGCAGGGATATCATGGTAGTGTCCGGCAGGTTAAGCCCCTCAGCCCCGGCCCCCGTTATCAACAGGATACGCTTGTTTCCCTTCCTGAAGTTGTCTACCGCCTGCTCTTTGAGATTTTGAGGCATCCCACCGGTAAACTTGGCAAATGGAATGTTAAGCTTCGAAAGGGCTGTGCCCAGCGTCCTGGTCCCGTGATTCTTGAAGCTGGAATACATAAGAACACGGTTACGCGGGTCTGTGGCTATATGGTCGAGTGCGTCTTTTACGGCCCTTACGGCCTTTGAGCTGGCAAACGGCATACTGCGCTTTGAGGCGGTCAGGTATCCCGGATCATTGCTCACCTGTCTTGCCGCCATGGCCCTGTTGACGATGCGCTCAGCCAGGTTTATATCGAGTTTCTTGTCTTTGAGCAGGGATATCTCTCTTTTCGACAAGTCCTTCCTAAGCGCCCTCCTGTAGGCTGTACGCTGTACCTGGTTCATCGGCACTATAACGAATTGCTCTTTTACGGAGGGCATGTCGGGGGCTTTGGCTGTTGGCATCATAAACACGTCGCCGAACATCCTCGCCATGGTTCTTTGATTATAATAGCCTTTCAGCTCGCCGGACCCCGGCTTGCCGGTTACTATCGCCCTGATATGCTCCATTACCCCGCGCAGGCGCCGGTTTTCGAACTTGCGGCTGAATTCCCCGATTTTCATTGGCCTTGGAGAAATTACGTTGTGGATGTTTAGTGCTTCATAAACATTGTTTTGCGCCGGTGTTGCGGTAAGGCCTATCATGTGCTTTGACCGGCCCCGCAGCCTGCGGAGTACGGCGTGATTTACAGTCGTTTTGTCCTTGGCCCGATGAATTTCATCTGCTATGACAGTGTCGTAGCCGGTAAGCCGGGGCGCGTTTTTGCGGGCCAGGTCATAGGATATTACCGAAAAGTCTCTGTTCCTGAATCTGTCTATATCTCTCGATGAGTTGATGACGCCCACCGACGCATTTGTGTACTTTCTGACATTATCGGCGAAATTGCGTTTCAGGGCGGCCGGAACGACAACCAGCGCGTTGCGCGACCTGCCGGTCTCTCTGAGCCTCAGTGCCGCAGCTATGCTGGCAAGGGTCTTGCCCGTGCCGGTGTCGGCCGCGTTTACGCCGCTTCCTTGGCGCTCAATGAATTTGACGAAATTCGCCTGGTCGCCGGTGAGGCGGACGCCTTTTTTGAGGCCTGGAATATCGGCAAAGTCGTTAGTCTTCATAAAAAATTATAACAAAAGATCGAAATCTTTGCAAGCCGAAGTGTAACTTTGGTTATAATTTTATAGAGAGGTATGTTTATGGCGAAGACATGCAGGGGAACCAAAACGATATCCGACTGCGCCAGGATATCCGTCAAGCTGCCGGCAACCGGGTTTTATAAGCACCCAACAACCAGCTCGGCTCTAAGCCGTTTGATGTCAAGTGGTTATACGCTTCCTGTCATCGGAGGCTACATAAAGACCCTCAGTTTAGGTCACAGATAATAGGAGATCCAATATGTCAATGATTGTTAAGCCTTACCGCGCGCAGGAAAGCCAAATCGAGCTACCCAAAGACACCAACATGTGGGCGCCGGTCATAACGAACATTTTAATGAACCAGTTCCAGGGAATGATGCCCCAGGGCGTGAGCCTAACCTTTAAAAAGCTCGACCAGGAACGCCTAACGGCCATTGGCACGGCCAGCATATCTATCAACGGCGTTGACGTTCATTTTCCTATAATTGTTGTCGGCGGAAAAATGTTTCCCCTCGATATCGCAATAGACGCCCAGGGGAACAGATTTCCCTGGCATCCTTTATTTATCTCCCTGATCCCAACCGACCAGCTATCTACCATCTCCAAGCGCGGCAACGACCTGTTCGCCTCCAAGAGGCTGCGGCGCAAGTTTGTGCATGACATTGTTTATCTGAAAAAGCCGGCCGGGTTCAAGGACGTGCTGAAAGAGGCGTGCGAGGACCCACGTATAATGGCTGGACTTGTCCGAAACAGGGGCAAGGACGCCATGAATAAAATGCTGACCAGGCCGGAGGTAAGGACCGTTACCCGCAAGTACCTGATCAAGAACGCCACCATTATACCGGAGCTTTCAAAGCTTGCCGGAGGCTTGAGCGGGCAGACGTACGTACTGACAACCGACGGCGTGAAGCGGGCTGTTGGATTTAATGACATAAGCGGTAGGGGGCGTTTTGCTGTAACCACTGACGGGTACATCATTTATGAGGACAGGGCGATCAGGTCGAAGGCGGAGGGGGTGAAGCTGGCCTCGGATAATCCGGCGGGGTACGGGGTCTTTTATTCGGGAACCGGGACTAACGCGAAGGCGGTTTCGCCGCTTAACGTCATAGCCACCATGCCGAACGGCTACAGCTGCATGGACAATATAGGCAACATGGTGCTGGTCAAACGCTCATCCGGGAACGAGGCATCCGTGTCGGGCGACACGATAACAATTGGCAAGGACTGGAAGTTTGTCGCCATCAAGGACGTCGCGCAGCCGGCTGACAGGCCGGAGTATCCGTCCGGTTTCTGCAGAATAGAGAAGCTCGGAATGGCGTACCTGCATGACGGGGTCAAGTTTGCGATGGGCAGACAGGAGGCCGAGCAGTACCTGTCCCGCTTTTACAAGAACGCCGACGGGATAATCGAGAAGATCGCCGTGGCCGGAGCCGTGTACGTCGACGGGATGAGGCGGGGCGAGGATATCCCTGTGTCATGCGAGCCCCTTAACAGGGACTTTGCGAAGATCGCGTCGATTGTTCCAAGCCAGTACAGCGCTGCCGCGCTGTTGGACGTGGCCCTTCCAATACGCGAGTCGGTCGAGCAGATGAAACAACATCTCAGCATTTATCAGACCGCCGCGTCGGCCCTTGCGAACGACGTTCTGTTTTCAAGGCTCTCCGGCAATCCGGCGGAGTCTGATCTTTCGGTGGCGATGTATACGCTTTGCGACGCCGCCCTGCAGATTGTCGGAATGCTGAGAAAGGCATATACAGAGCAGGGAAAATGAGCGAGAACCCGCAAAACCTGATAGGCATAAAAGACGCCGCGAGAATCTTGAGCATAAGCCCGGAGGAGCTCCTGTTTCTCGTTGACCGCGACGAGATAAGCGCATATGGGAGCCCGCCGCACCTGTTTGACGCTGCAGACATAGACCGGCTCAGGTACGGCCGCGAGTCGTCCGTTTTCGACTGTAATATACCGGAACTACAGATACCCCACCGGAAATACGCGGTTTACCTGCTGTCGTTTTTCGGCGGCAAGTTTGACGAGGTTAATTCGTATATCGGTTTTATGGGGTCCAGCGCTATTCCTGATGGAGCGCTTAAGTCCATTGCGGACGCCATGCTGTCGTTTGCCCCCCACGACGAAAGCTTTATAAGCGCTTTTCTTGCCGGCGAACACAGGCAACATGCGCTGTTTTCCGATTGGGTCAAGCGCGTCGGGGTGTCCGACGTATATGTCGATCGGATGCTCATGCCGCTCGACATACTGAACAACAGAAACATAAGATCGCTGGTGGAGGTGTCGTCATCGGCGGGCCTGCCCCCGGACGCCATCTCGATTATGGTCAAGAAGGCGTTTGACGTATCCGTGCCGCCCAGGCAGATTGGTCTTTGGGCGGACTGTTTCTATAGGGTCGCCGACATACCGGCGATAAAGTTCGCCGACATTATAAGAAAAGACTACGTGCCGCTGGAGTCGGAGGAGATCGGAAACCTGCGAATTCATACGCAGTCGCCGTCTCCGGAGGCTATTTCGCGGCTCCAGTGTTACTACGTTATAAACATCGATCGCCAGTGGGATGACATGTGGGGGATCATGGCCGGGATGGTGGCTGCGAGGGTGCTGGAGGCCATCAGGGGCGGGAAGTCGTCCGACGCGAAGCTATGGGCCGACCTCATGGAGCAGGCGCTCAGGCACGGCAAAAAGACGGTTGATTACTCGATTATAGACGTTGCCGAGGAGGCTGACGGCGACGTGACGGTCGAAGAGCTCAAAGACGCGAATATACGAAGACTCAGCCTGTCCTAGGAGGGGACGTGGGCAGACGGCTAAAGCGGTCCGAATGGATCTGTGAGTCGGTCTGTGCGCCGGAAGGCCACAAGCTTTCCATAGACCTTATGCCGTGGTGGCGTCAGATTTACGACAGGTCGTTCAAGAACTGGCACCACTCGGTTCTTCTTTCCGGCAGGCAATGCGGCAAATCAACGACGGCGATAGCCATGATGATAACAGACATCATGCGGCCCAACACCACCGTCATATACGCGATGCCTACGGATCCCCACGTCGCGGAACTGTCGAAAACACGCTTTTCCCCGATGTGGGCCTCGATTGTTCGCGGCAAGCCGGACATAATAGTGGACAATGTTCACGAAAAGTCCTTCTCCAACGGCTCCAACATTTTATTCAAATACCTGTACGGCGGCAGGAGCGGCCTGCGAGCCAGGGGCACCACGGCCAACGCGCTGTACCTGGACGAGATACAGAACATAGTCGTCGACCAGATATCCATCATACAGGAAACGCTGGCGTTTCGGCTGTATGAGGGCCAACAGAAATGGCAGACGTTCGCCGGGACGCACATGTCCCGGCTGTCCGCCCCGAACGTTTACTGGCAGATGTCCACGAAGCGGGAGTGGTTTATCCATTGTTGTTGCGGTCACTGGAATTTTCCCGACGAGTCTCTTATCGGAGACAGGTTTCTCGTCTGTTCGTCATGCGGCGGCAGGCTGGACCCCCGCGACGGCCAGTGGGTCCGCACCGGGCCGGATGACGCCACATGGGAGGGATTCAGAATACCCCAGATACTGTCCCCGTTCGTTCCGTTCGATGCGGGTGTGGCGGACTCGATCAATGATAAAAGAAAGAAGTACTCCAGGCAAAGATTTCTGAATGAAGTCATGTGTATGCCGTATGACGCCGGCGTACTATGGATAACGCCGAACGAGCTCAGAAGCATCATGACGCCGGAAGTAAAATACTATAACATAATAGACAATATTGAAGCCGGCTCATATTTCATGGGCATAGACTGGGGGTCCGCCGAGTCGTCCGGAAACTCCAATACCGTCGTGACGATCGTGATGGTGCGCGCCGGCCTGGTAGAGGTCAGGCATATAAGGAAGTTTGACGCGGGCGAAGGCGATTTTGATTATCAGCTTGAGCAGATCCGCCAGCTCGCCGATAAGTTCGACATAAACGTTATTTGCGCCGACTGGGGGTTCGGGGCATTTCAAAACCAGAGGCTCCGCAAGATGTGCAAGGCGCAGCTGATAGAAGTCATGTACACGTCGCAGTCGGCTTTTGCGTCTTACAACCGCAAGGACGGCAGGTGGCACGTTGACAGGACTCAGGCCCTTGATGATCTGAAAATGGATCTGGTCGATCACAAGAATATCCTGTTCCCTCCGCAGGAGTACGTTCAGCACATTGAGAAAGAGTTCTATTCGCTGGAGCGTGTCGAGGATATCGACAAAGGCAAGGTCTCATACGAGCATGACCAGCAAAACCCGGACGATGCGGTTCATTCCCTGTTTTACGCCGTCTTCGCAGCCAAGAGATATGTTCACCTGTGAGTTAAAAAAAAGGGGCGTGTTTCGCCCCCTCGCCTATAATGTTCTGTTGCTGCCCGCGCTCAATAAAAAAGGGGGTGGCCCCTCCCCGACCAATTGCCCGTTATTGGGCGGGCGCCGGCCCGCGCCTTTCGGCGGGGCGCCTGGCGGCGATTTTAGATCGGGGGGCACTCCCTCCCCTTTTAGAGGGAACAACAACCATCATTCCCTCTATATATTTATAACACAAAAACATCTGTTTTTTCTGGGGTGGTGGAGGTGGCGGGGATCGAACCCGCGTCCGGAACTATTTCGCGCTTGACCTTCTTCATGCTTAGTCGGTTTGTTTTGGCCGGTAACCAACAAACCGGCGAGCCGTCTTTCCGGTACCTGTCATTCAGTCTTTCCTGAAAGCCATTTGGTCTTTCCCAAAGGCCGGCAGTTCTTTCCTGCTGTCACCCGCTGTTGTGTCCCGGCTTCCGCTACTGCGGGCCCTACGGAGTCGGGGGCTGCAATTAAGCAGCCTTGCGTATTGCCGTGGCAGGTTATGCGCAGTCGACTTTTTACGAGGCCTGTCGACCAACCTCGACATGCTTCTTCAAACGCTCGATACCCGTCGATTCCATTCACCCCCATGCAAAATTATAACACGTTACTGGTTTATGAAAATGTTAACGACCATTTCCTGGTCGTCGCTTCCTTCCTTGCCGGTTTCTTTCGGCCACGACGCCACCGGCTCTGCCTTGGCGTGTCCTATCAGCTTATGCTGACGCTTGGCGGTTTTTTTCATATCTTTTCTTCGGCAATCCAGGCATTTCCCGGTAATAAAGCCCCGCACTTCAGGGTTCCACTGCATCCGCAGCACTCCTTTTGTCTCTTTGCACCTGGGGCACGTGACTTTTTCCGGTATGCTCTTTATCATTTCGATATGCTTGGCTTGTATTTTATCCGTCTTTTTATGCTTTATGTAATCCCGCACAATATCCATGTCTTCTTTTAGGCCAGCATAACGAGCCCTGCGTTTGATGCGCCCTGCGGGGTTTCTGCGTCGGTCGGGCTTTGCCGCCAAGCTCTTCGGCCAGATATTCGCATTGACTCTGGGTCTGGCCAGCACCTCAACGTCAGCGTTGAGCTTCTTCTTGCCATCCCCCCACCAGAAGGCCAACTGCTTTTTATTGACCTTGGCGTTGCTTATTTTCATGGTGGCAGTTGCCACCCTTTCGAACTTTGGCACTATTCTCTCCTTTCACAGGGTAGTTTTATTTATAAGGAGTATGTCATATGCGAAGAAGCGTAGTCGGCCAGATGCAGCATAATGCCGAGGTCCGATATTTTATGTTGACGAGTCGGGTTCGCCCTGATCTCGTCGCTATAGCCACCGTGGTGATACGTGATGGCGTTCAGTATTGTGTTGTCGAGGAGCAGGCCGTACTGTGCGCATATCTGCACGACCTCACCGACAGAGCTCAGTCCCTCGCGGTCAACATATGTGAACTCATCGGAAACGTCATTGGGGTCTCCGCCGTTCTTCTTTGTGTCTATTTTCTTTGACACCGTCGTCTTGCTGTCGCTCGGGAGGATGACTATCCCGAGGCTTTTTGCGTAACTCGTCTGCTTGTTGGTGGGGGGTTCGGTGTCGATGCAGTATCTGTTAAGCTTGTCGATGTCGTGTATGATTGCGGCCGTCAGGCCCTGTTCCGTTGTGAACGAATTGCATTTGAATATGCCCAGCAGGCGCTGAATGTTGGTGACTACTTCGCCGACGTGCGCCAGGTAGCCGCCGGGAAAAGCGTGGTGATATTTCACTGACGACGGCATACTGAGCATCTTCGCGCGCAGCTCGTTGTGCATGTTCAAGAGCGGCGCCTGGCGCTCAGGCGGCAACGTTTTTATCGTTTTAATTATCAATTCATACCAATCCTCTGGGGGAAGTCCCGGTTCTTGCACGTTCTGTCCTTTCTTGCTGGAGCATGACTAATCTGTTTCCGGGGGCATGTAGTTGCCTTTTTGGCGGTCCTCAAGCTCACCGATCTTTGATTTGTTCCAGTTCGATGCATTGGAATAGTATCCGACGACCCGCGTAAATGTATACAGCACCGGGTGTTCCACGCGATCATTCAAGATCGCCATGAGGGTGCTTGAGCCGCTTTCGTCCAGATTCCGCAGGATGTCCAGTGGCACCCGGTAACACGTTCGTTCGGTTTGTATATCGAGATATTCGTCTCCCGGCCCGAATTTCACCATGCCCTTTCCGGCCCTCTCCAGAATAAGCTCACGGAGCTTGTTCCAATTGGGTGACGTTGGTTTTGGGTGGGTTATCGGAACGGTCTCTACCTGTATATTCGACATGGAATCCTCCTGGGCTACCAAAAGTATACGACGAGCCGAAACGTTACGGCTAAACCTGAACGTTCAGGAGCTGCTGATATATTCCCTTGGCTTTCCTGGTAGTCTTTGCCACTGCGAGGTTTAGCTCGCCTTTTTTGATGTCGACAACGTCGACCAGGTCGTGTTCGGGAATTGAACGAAGCCGGGCCGCCACCACAATTTTTTCAAAATCGGTCAACCGCTTCATGATATCGTCGCGGCTGATCCCGGGCCCGCCGAACGGATCATACGCTATATTGTGCGTGTTCTCGGTGGCGGGGATCTGGTGCAGCGGCACCAGCTGCATACCCATGCTCGCGATGAGCGTTTCGGCCAGGGCGGTGGAGCATTTCAGTGTCTCGGCGAGCTCTTCCGCGGTCGGCTGCCTGTGCAGTTTGTCCGTAAGAATTTTGAACTGCCTTGCCGCCGAACCCTGTATCCTTTTATTTACGGGTCGCGGCTCGTTGTTCTGCAGAAAGGACAATATGGCCTGTCTGATCCACCAGGTGGCGAAGGAGTTGAACCGGACCCCCATGTCCGGGTCGTACTGTTCGGCGGCTTTCATCAGGCCGACGTTGCCCTCTGCCACAATATCGTCGAAGTCGGGGTGGTTGTCGGCTATTCTTCTGGCTATCGTTATGACTAGCCTGAGGTTGCCTTCGACGATTTTATGGAGTATCGCAACCTCCCCGGTCACACGGAACTCGCGCGACAGCTCCCTGGTCTGCTTGTCTTTCAGGGACTTTATGTGCCTGAGAGACCTGTAATATTCCCTGCCTATCAGCTCCCTACCGCGGAAATGTTTCATTAAATTGCTCTTCTATTTGTATTTCGGTGGGCTCTTCGTTGTGGGCCTTGGAGGTGGCCTTATGCTCCTCGGGGCCGGGAGACGTCTCGCGGCACGCCACCATCTTCGTCACCTGTGGCTCCGCCGGCGCCTCTTCCAGCATGTACCCCGCACCGCGGACGGTCTTCAGCTTGTAGCCGGCGTTCCGCAGTATGGCTATGTACACGTGCAGGGAGCCGATCGTAAGCGTCTTGCTCGTGGTCTGTGCCACGTAATCCTGTATCTCCTCAACACTTACGACAAGCCCTATGTTGCTTCTCAGAAACTCGATCATCGCCGCTTTTCTCGACTTTGCCTTCTTCATTTTACCTCTCCTTGGGTTTGTAGGTTAATATCGGTTCGGATATGGTCCTTGCATATATTCTAACAGCTTTTGTGTCTTTGTCAAGTTTAATTGTCCCCGTTATTTCCAAGTCTTTGTTATAGTAGAACTTCAGTCCCTCTGCTATTGCCGCTATCTCGTCCTTGTCGTCGGCCCAGTAAACCACGTTAAACGTGCCTTCCGGGGCCGAGATGACGAGCTCCACGGTTTTTGTTCTTGGGGTTGCTCTTATTAGCCTCCCCAGCAGTCTGTACTTCATGGCGGTTTCCTTTCGTAGTGAACGTAATTCTTGGTTAGGTATTATAATTTTACAAGAAGACATAGGAGCTCAAGATGCTTGACTTAGACGAAATAGTAAGCAAGATTATGTCGAGGGCCGCCGATGGCGTACCGCTTGAGCGCGCCATAGTCGACGAGGCCGTCGATAACAAGCTTGGTGCCGGGGGCGTACAGGCGCTTACGCACAGCGTAAACAAGCTCAGGGTCTGGCAGGCACTAAGCAAAGAAGCTTCTCCTATGGTCAAGCCGGTCAAGATGATGCAGGTGATCAATGAAATAAAAAAGACCATGAACCACAATACCAAGGTCGCAGCCGCACTTGATAAAGAGGTGGATCGGCACTCTTTTATAACGCAAAATGTCCAAAATTTTCTGGCGTCTGACGCGGACATTCAAAAGACAGTCGACAGGAAAGCCGAAGAGCACCGGGCGCTTGTGGGCAGGACGATAAATGCCGAGGCGCTGAAAACCGCCTCGGAAATCAAGAACGCCCTGAAGGAAGAGGTCTTCGGGTTCAATGAAGCAATAAAGGAGTTTGGGCATCTCGTTCGTGCGAGGGTGTACACGAACAAGACAGCCGGAGCGCTTATTTCGGCAATCAACGAGAAGGGCGGCGACATAGGCCCTGTTCTTGTAAAGGTGGCCGAGGGCAACCTGCCCATTCACGTCAAGGCCGGTTCGCCGGGACTCGAAGACGGGGAAATGATCAACTGGAAAGACCCCCTGCCCGCGCAGCTGCTTGAAATTACGGAGCGTTACGACAGGATAAAGGCTCTTCGGGGCAAGCTACAGCTAATTAAGGACAAAGTAAAATGAAAATAGACAAGGCCCTGTTGTTTAAGGTCGCGAGGGCGAGAGAAGACATATATAAGCGGGCCTTCTCCCTGGGGGCCGCCAAGGCGGTTGGCAGGGCCGGGCTTTGGGGCGCGAGAAAGTGGCTTGGCGGAATCGTAAAGCCTGTCCTGAAACCGATTACCGGCTGGGGGTGGAGCTCCGCGAAAGCGGTTGTCAGTCCCAAGTCGACTATTGGGGGCAGGATTTGGGGCGGGCTCGGCGCCCTTGCGGCCGGCGGCGCGCTTAAAGAGCTGGCGCCTCCGCTTGTCACGGCTCCGGCCTGGGTTCCATACAACATACTAAAAGCAAAATACGGGCGTATGCCCATTCCAACGGTAAGGGCTTTCTGATGGAAAAGGATACTTGTCAGGGGATAATCGAGAAGCTGGCCGGCGATAAAGGCGTTACGGTCGATCAGGCCGGGCCGTTTCTCAAAAAGCTCGTTGATAAAATAAAGGCCGCTGAAAGCCGGCCAGTTAACCATGAGGCTGAGATGTATAAAGCCGCAGACGCGGACGAGCTGGCCGCTCACTGCATAGCGGCGGTCCGTGAGGAGCTCATGAAGTACGGGGACGTTTATAAAGACGCCGGCCCCGGCTCCAAGATTGGAGCATGGCTGAAACCCACCGCCCCGATGCTTGCGGCAATAGGCGTAACATTGGGGGTCGGTGAGCTCAGGAACCTGTTGCGCAGCGTACACAGCAGCAAGAAAGTGGAAAGAAGCCGCGAGTGGCTTAAGCGGAACGACCCGGAGCTGGCAAAAGACCCCAAGTTTAACTTTTATTTCAATACGCTGAAAGACTTCGCTCCGCACGTGGCAGCCAACCCACTGTCCGCGATACCCATTCTTCAGGAAATGAAGGAGTGGGGCTATGTCGGCCAGAACACGATAAACGCCATTACCAAAATAGAGCAGACGCTCGGCGGCATAGAAAAACAGGAACACGAGGCCGGCAGGGCCTTTGAAGAGGCGGCAGCGAAGAGAATGCAGTTAATGGGAAGCATCGGCGAGCTGTTCGGCGAGCCCGGCGCCGGACCCAGCGCGGGAGGTGGGGGGACTTCGTGAGCGACATTATAAAAGAAATATCGCTTGACGTTATCAGCAAGCTCGCCGATGATACAGCCGCCAAAGAGGTCGTCAGTCCGTATATCCCCGACGACGTCAAGAAGTATATAGAAGAAAACCGCCAGGCGTGGAAGGCCGACGACAAGCATATATATCTTCTTGTCGTGGCGCTCAGCGCGTCCGACTTCTTTGGACCCAACACGAGGGGTGACTATTTCCCCGAAAGCGCCCTTCTCGGCATACAGCACGACTGGGAGGCAAAAAGGTACAATCCGAAGGGCAAGAAGGACACGCGGGTCCCCAGGTACAAGACGTTCGAGTGGGCGAAGGTTTACCGAGACCACAACCAGAACCAGCCCATAGGCGACGTTCTCAAGGCGTTCTGGGATGATGACTGCAAAAGAGTGCTCTGCGTGGTCAGGGTAAGTAAGGATCTCGCCCCCGATGTTGAGCAGATGATAGCCTCCGGTATGAGGCCGGCCTTCAGTATGGGACTGAAAGAACCGTTCGACTTCTGCCTTCACCCCGATATGCCGGTTTTTACGCAGGCGGGCTGGAGGAAGATAAAAGAAGTCAAGGTAGACGACTACGTATTTACCAGCTCCCGCGCCTTCAAGCGCGTAAAAGGCGTGTCGTCGAGCTTTCCCGAAGAGAGGGTTTCCATTTCCACCTCGCTTATGCCGGATCTTGTCGTGTCGCCTAACCATTTTATATTCATTGAGGGTGAATCCGGCCTCGTAAAGCGCCCGGCGTGTCAGCTTAATATAGGCGATAAGATGGTTATACCGCTTTACGCCGGATGCGAAGATGACGACGTAAACAGCAATAATGTTATACTATCGTCCATGTTCAGGCGGGACAGTGGGGCATCAAAGGAAAAATACCTGGGAGAGGCGATAGGCCTTTTATTTAACGGCAAGTGGGCCGTGCGCGGCAAGTGGTACAGCATCAGCGCGCTGGGCCTGGCCGACGCCGAGGGCCTGTTGAACGCTTTCTGGTCTCTTGGAATACCTGCAAGGCTTGATAGTCACAAGCTGTTTGTGTATACGCCGGGGCTCGTCTATAGCCTTCTGGGCTGTGACGACTACATTGTCGAGCCAAAGGATATAGATGGCCTTGGCGTGTACTTTAATGGAACGCACATTGTTGTCCCCATAACCGAGATCAGGCGCAGCGCGAACGACGAGGAGTTTTTCGATCTTACTGTCGAGGAAGACGAAAACTATCTTTCGTATTTTCTTGTAAGTAATTGCTCTATATGTGGTTACAAGAGAACCCCCGGCGATGTCGGTTGCCTGCATACGCGCCTGTCCCTGAACGAGTTTGACGAACATACCCGCAAGAAGATATATCGCATTAACAAGGTCTTCTTCTTTCATGACCTTTCAGTTGTTGGGCAGAACCCGGCGGATAAAACCGCATGGGGTCTTTTGAAGGTTGCCTCAGAGAAAGCCATACGGTCGGGATCTACCTCGCAAAACATAGAGAAAACAGTCTTCAAAAGGCACCCGGCCACCGTAATAGAACCGGACAGCCCGTCCGGTAAGGTATTCATGCGGGTGCAGATGTTGTCGGGGTCCGAGCGCCCGTTTAACGACAGCGTTCTTTCCGCGCTTGCCAAACGGGGCCCGGACGCGGTGTTTTCAGCCCTTATGAAGCTGGGCATGGTTCTGTCGCCTTCTGAATATTACAAATATAGGCTTGCCGGCGGCGATAAGCTGGAGTCCCCGCCCGCCCCTCCGTCCGATGTCGCCATGGACAGTGTTATGCCGGTCCTGGAGCCGATGATGTCCGAGAGGTCCTGTCTGTATGAGCCAATGAGGGCCAGGATAATCCGAATGATAATTATCGGGAAAAGACCTGACCCTCTGCCGGACGCAAGCAAGGTCGGATCCGAATATCTGTCATACCGCGACAGCGTGAACGCCATAGTGCTGAACAAAGAGGCCTCGGCTGCAAGCGTCATATTGCCCGCGGCGGGCTTTTTTGCTCCGTATTACCTGTCGGCCCATTACCGCAGGAGGGCGTTCGAGGGATATCCGCAGGGGATGATAGCGCGGGCGGTATCAAGATACGCCCTTCCTCTTGCTGTTGCCGGAGCGATAGGCGCTCCCCTGGCCGCACAAAAGGGCAAGGCCTGGGTAAAGGCCCTGTACCGCGGGCTCTCGAAAGCCAAGGTTGCCGGCGGCGACGAAAACATGATTATAGCTGATTTGCTTGCTGATTATGAGGTTGCGTTGAATTAACATTCACAGAAAATTCGGGATTAAACTTATAATTTTTTAGAGACCAGGGGCTTTTTTAGAAGGAGATAAGCAATGAGTAACAATCTCAACGAGCTACTCAAGCAGGCGTTCGGTGAGGGCGATGGAGCTCAAGACGAACTGTCCAAGCTGCTCGCGGAGCTGAGCTCCGAGACCAGCGATGGGGATGACGAGGGAAAGGACGAAGAGGAAAAGAAGGCCGACGAGAAGAAGGAAGGCGAAGAGGGCGCCGACAAGAAGAAAGATGACGAGAAGAAAGCCGACGATGACGACGAGACCAGCATTGAGGAAATAGTCGGCGTTGAAAAAGAAGAGAAGAAGGAAGATGAGAAGAAAGCCGATGACGGCGAAAAGAAAAGCGAGGAAGAGTTTGACGTGAAGAAGTGGGCGAGCGAGCTTTCCGATGAGGACAAGCAGCTGCTCGCAAGCGCGCTTGAGACGTTGAAGGACGTTGTCGGCGAAGAGCAGTACAAGGCTCTTCCCGATGAAGAGAAGGTGGCTGGTGCGCAGGACCTGATTTACAAGGCGGCTTTTGTGGCCGAAAACATCGAGTCCGTCCGCGAGGAAATCAAGGACAGGCTTGCTGCCGAAGGCAAAAAAGAGGCGTCCGGCGAGAAGGTTGATGAAGTTGCAGTCGAATACCTTCTGAAGATAGCCATGGACGAGGACGCCGAGGCTGAACAGGCCACGACTACCGGCTACTGGATGGGCCTTGGCTTCCGTGCCGCCCTGGAAGAAGCTGAAAGCAAGAAATAACATGAGCGACGCTGTCAACACACGCGTGTGTCAGCGCATTGAGCGGCTCTTTGAAAAAGCGAAGCAGATAAGCAAGGTGAAGTTCGGCTCTGAGGAACCATTCGCTTCCGCCCTGAAGAAGCAGCACGACAAGGTCATGGCGGAACGGCCGAAGAAGCGGGGGTAACCATGTCCCTTGAGGCTCTTCCGTGGGCAGGGGCCAAGGCTCTGCGCGGCGGGATGATGGGGCTTGCTTATCACACTGCCATGAGGCCGTCCGGAACGCCGCTGGACTGGAGACATGCGCTTACTCGAGGGTTGGGTGCCGGTGTGTTGTTAAGCGCTGCCGGTGGCGCATGGGATGTCTTGGCGTCCAGGGCGATCTCGAGCGTGATGAAGAGCCCGGCGTTTATAAGGGCGGCAAAAGGACTCCGCAGAGTAGTGAGAATGAGGTAGGATATGGCCATGAATAAAAGGGCTGTGATAGAAAACGCCATTTCCGCAATCGATCAGCTTAAAGCCGTCGCCAAAACGGCGGTCGAAGAAAACGAAAGGCTGAAAGTCGCAGCCGATGCCGTAAGGGCCGGGGTTGCCCACCATACGGCATTTTGGGACGTAGTTGAAAGCCTGACGGACGAAGCCAAGATGGACGCCGTAAGACGAGAAGTGGATAAAAGGGCTTCCGATGAGATGAGCCTTATTGAGTTCTCGTCCAGTCCGTGGATGTCGGGCAGCGGGTTTGACCTCAACACGTTTATTAAGTTCAGGATGTGAAAATGGCCCTAATACGGCAAATGTGGAAAGTGTATACGCAGTCACTGCCCTCCAGTGTGCAGAAATTTGACGCCATCCCGGGCAGCGGCGTGACGGTTGACGAGGGAGCCACCAGGCTTGCGCAAAAAGACGACAGGATAGCCTTTATTATAATCCCGGAGATTGAAGACGGGAAAGTTGTCAAGGGCTCAGAGTCGTCCGTGTTTGAGGGTATAGCCAGCGAGGTCAGCCTTGAGGTGTATCAGGATGACATGTATAACGAAAGCATGGCCGGCATGAGCGTCGGCACAAGGCTTACATTTACGGATGGCAAGTGGAGGAAGATCACTAATGACTTGATGCCGTGCTACTGCTTTGGCGAGGTGGTTTCCGCAACGGCGTCGGACCTTATTGTTTACTTTCGTGGAACATGCAGATCAGAACTAGTAGAACTGGAATCAGGAGTATAACATGGCGCACATAATTAGCACTGCCGGTGCTGGTTACATGACGATTAACATAAAACCGGAGTCGGTCAACGTTGATGAGGGACATGCGCTTAACCTGTCGGGCGCACTCGCGAACACTGAGCACGTCACCGCCGACACAGCCCATGCGGTGCCGGTCGGCATAGTCGTTACGCCGCTTACCGACGGCAAGTCCGCGTACGGGCGGGCCACCGGCCAGGCGGTGGAAGTTGCGTTGGGGCATGTTCTTGTCAGCATAAGCTCAGCCGACACGGAAGTCCCGGCCGACTTCAACTCCACGAACTACGCCGCAGGAAAACCGGTGGGGTTCGTTGACGGAAAGTACACGTACAGAACCACGGGCGGCAGTCCGGCCACTACTGTCAGTCGGCGCGGTGTCGTCGTGAAAGGTTACACAATTGGGACCACGTACCACGCGTTGGTGCTTGTGGACAAGGTAAATGGATCGTAAAGTAGAAGGAGTCAAACATGGCAAAGATACTCAATCCTCTTGACGTAGTTACAGTGAACGTTGAACCAGCCTCGGCGTACAACGCCAGTGAGGGGTGGGCGGTAAACCTGAACACTCGGGCCCTTGCGACTACGGACGGCGCCACGGTTGCGGTCGGCATTCTCATGCTCAACATCGAGGACGGGAAGCCCGCGTATGGGCAGTCGACCGGCCTCAACGCCGAGTGCGCCATAGGGCGCGCGCTTGTGCGCATTACCAGTGCTGACGTGCATAGCGCCGAAGATTTCAACACGACCAACTACGCGGTTGGGGCCGCGCTTGGTTTTACCGGTGGAAAGTATGACTATAACGCGACCAGCAAACGGGGCGTAGTGGTCAACGTGAAGACCACGCCCGGCTCGCCCGTAACGGTCGAGTACGTCGACGTGATAGTCGACAAGGTGCTTGGATAAACCCTTTAAAGCATAGGAGGAAACACAATGGATAATGTTGGGGAATTGTTTGTAAGTGCAATTGCAAAAGAAGGCTCTGCCGCGATTGAGAAATTCAATCAGGGTATGCGCACGTGGGTCGAGACTGAGCTTATTGACAAGTCCATCCTGCGCAAGGTCCTGATGGTTTCGCATGAGCGTCCGGTGCCGGTGCCTGGCGGTCTCGGCTACCCGTTCGGGAAGCTGGCCCCCAATGTCGACGGCGTTATGGTAACTGGTGAGTTTCCCAGCATAAAGCCGAGTATTGTCCGCCAGAGCGTCGTGCCTGCGGTTCTGATCAAGGTGCTCAACGGTCATGTCGCGGACATGGACGAGCTGCGCGCGGTTACGGACATGGGTGTCTGGATCCGCGGCAAGGTGACCGACGAGATCGGTTTCCGGGAAAACCAGCTTCTAATGACCGCTCTTGTTGCGGCTCACGGCTCTCCGCAGTCCATCACCACGGCCAGCGGCAGCTTTGAGCCCTCTGCCGTACCGATAATCAAGAATCTGATTTCGACGAATGACCTGAAGGCTGCAACGATAATCATCAAAGAGAGTGATTATAACAACATCTCCAGCTGGGACAATGTCAAGGCGTCGGATCAGAAGCTTGACAAGATATGGGACAAGGGCGAGCTGGCGGTAACCGAGTTTGCGGGATTGAACATAATCCCTCTCCAGGACCGCGTTTTCACGAAGGCCGGCTCTACGGCCGACGGTTACGTGCTGGCCCAGAAGGAATTCCTGGGCTTCCTGCTCGAGGGGACCCCGCTTTCGGTGGTTGCGGAAAAAGAGAAGAACCTGACCTACCTGTTCCACGCCGGCCAGAGCCTTGGCCTCGCGATCATGAACACCAACGCAGTGCGTGGCTTCACCATGACAAAGTGATAATACGGGCGCAACGCCCGTCTCTGTCCTCTCCTTTCGTGGACTCCCGGTCGTATGGCCGGGAGTTTTTTTATCTTCGGGTTATAATTTTATGATGGAGGATCTACAATGAAACGCATTTTATCGAAAGCGGTCAGCCCCTACGCGACCGTTCCCCTGGCGGCAATTCTGGGCACCGTCGCCATGCGCAACTACCTGCAGGCAAGGCGTATGCACGGGGCGCTCCAAGAACAGTCAAAGGTGCTTACACACCAGATGCTTACCAACCAATATTACAGGAATGTATTGCGGCAAATGATGGGCAGGTAAGCCCATGAACCGCGCTTCATATGTCAGTAACATACGCACCCTCCTACAGGACCAGGAGATATATAACGAGCTCCTGGGCGGCAAGGAGGAGCTTACGGACTCGGAAATAACCCTGGCCCTGATGATGGAGCTGGAATATTACAATAATGTTCCCCCGGCGCTCGACCAATACGAGCTGGAAGACTTCCCGGCGCCTTACCAGCTTATCAACGGTGCGGCGGGCAGGTCCCTGCTCTCCGTCTGTAACAGGCACGACAGGAATAGGCTGGAGTATAACGACGGCGGGGTAAGCGTCCGCGTCAACGACAAGGCGGACAGGTACAGGCCGATGGCCGCCGCCATGCTCCAGGAATGGAGAGAGTTCGTGCTGAGACACAAGGTAAGCAGGAACATGGCCGGGTTTACTGATACGTATTCGCCTATGGGTCGCGGTAGAGGGACTTATGACATTTAAGTCCGAAATCAAGATTAACAAAATAACAACGGAGTTTTTCGGGCCCGACTTTATCGAAGTATCGTGGGACGTACAGCCGATCAACCCGTCCGGTGTTTACTTGTTTAATGTTTACAGGTCCGCCGCCAACTCGATAGGCTCGGCGCAGCTGGCAAGCCAGCTACAAACGTCAAACCAGTTCCTGGACTACGGGGTCAGGCGAAGGGAAGGGATTTGCGATATTTGGTATTGGGTGTCGGTTCTGAAACAGGGTGTTTCAGGAGAAGACGTTTACGGCCCGAAACACTTCGGGTTGGCTGTAGACCCCAAAGCTGAAAAGATACGCAGGGACGAAGACTTGATGTTGAGAAGGTTTATCAAAAACAAGTCTTACTTCCTTATCAAAAGACGTTTCGGCCAGCAATGCGTCTGTGCGAAAAACACCGTACCCGACCTTAGCTGTGAGATATGTTACGGAACCGGCTATGTCGGCGGGTATTATGATAAGATTGAGTCTTATGTTGGGTTGTCCATTCCGGCGAGTTACCATGACGACGCCTCGAGAATCACCGAGAAATTCGACGTCGTGAACGGCTGGACCACCTACGGGCCGTCCCTGCACGGTGGAGATTTGATATTCGTTGCGGCCAGGGATACGATGTTTATAGTAAAGAACGTTAAGAAAACGGTACTGAACGGCTGCGTGTTACGCCAGATATTCGATATGGTTGAGATGCCCGCCGGGCATCCGGCGTATAAACTGTTAACGAATGTTACTATGGCGTGATATTTTGGCTGCGGGGTTATAATTTTATAAGAGATAAAGGAGTTTACGATGTTAAGCACACAGAGCCAATCTGCCGTATTCGGGTTAAAAGAAATACGGAATGCCATGAGTCCGTTCATGCGACTGATTGAGCGCATTGGGATGGTGATGTAATGAGCCCGGCATTCAAAAAGCTGGTCGCGCTCGTGTCAAAAGCAGACATGTCCAAAAGCGCCTTTGCGGCATCGGCGACTAAGGCTGTTGGCTGGCTGCCGAGGATTATGTCCAGTTTGCGTGGCGGAACGAAACATTTTGGACTTTATCTAGCCAGGGGATTTCCCAAACACGCCCGTAAGATTGGAAGGATTACCAGAGCGGCCGCGCAATACCCGTGGGCGGCTCCGGCTGGCCTGGCCGGCCTTGGCTTTTTAGGTGGCAGGTACATATTGCCTCGTCAAAGAGACGTACGTTTTATAAGTCTGAGGTAAAATAATGAGCTTGGCGCTCCAGAACATTCTACGGAGGGGCAGGAGGCTCGCGAGCTTTCCGCTTCGTAAGGCGATGCAGGCCACACAGCTTACCGTCGGCCCCTGGTATAGAGGGCTGAGGCCAGGCATGGCGTGGGGATGGGGAGCAGCGATCAAAAACCTGGTGAAGCCCATCACCAGAAGACCAATAGTACCGTAAGGATCTTATATGAAGAGCGAAAAAATGAAAGCGTTGGTAAGCGGTATAAAAAGAATGGCGCAATGGATTGCCGATCCTAAACGCGCCGCTCCGCTGCTTGCCGCGATACCGGCCGTCGGAGCCGGCGTTCGTCTGGTTACCTCCAAAGAGGACGGGCCGATTTCACTTGATGACCTTATGCGCACGGCCCTCGTAACGGGCGCCCTGGCGTCTCCCGGCCTGATATGGACTGCGAGACAGTATGGTCGTGGGATAAGCAGCGCGGAAGATCTGTCAAAAAAGGTGAAAGGCGTCTTGGGGACCAGCGAAAAGACCCTTGAGGTCGCAAAGGGACTCGGCCAGCGCCTTCTGAAGCTTGTATCGGATGTCAACCCGCAGAGGGTTGCGGAAAGAACGGCAAGGCTGAGCGCCATAGGCCTCCCCATGGCTGCGGCCACGTATCTTGGCTTGAAGCACGGAATAAGGGGACGGCGCAGGAGGAAGATCAATGAGTAAGAGCAAAAAAAGCAAAGCATTGAAATATGGAGCTGTCGGCGCCGGACTCGGCGCTGCCGGGCTTGGCGGGATGTATGCTGCTACAGGGCAGATTCCAGGCTATCAGTCGATGGTCAAGCTCCGCACCATGACAAAGAACCAAATGATCGCGGGTATAAAAAAGCTTACCGAGTTGGTCCGTAGAATAAAGGGGAAGTAAAATGGCTAAAAAAGAGAGGCCTGGATTTTTCTCGCCCGGACACGGGCTTGGCTTGCCGGCAAAAGACGAGATTTCATATCTGAAACGCATAATGCCGGCGGCTGGGCTTGCCGGCCTGCTTGTCGGCACCGGCGCAGCGCCAGCAGCATTATTGCCGGCCGCCTATATTGGCGTGAAGGGCTTTGGGCAGCTTGGTCGTGGATATGAAAGGCGTAGGGAAGAGAACCGCGGGCCCGCTAGCGCAATGATTGGGTCGTATGGCCGCTTCAGCATCCCGCTTGCGGTTCCGGTGACGCTAGCGGGCCGTCTCGGCATCAGTGCCGGTCAGCGGCTTATGGAAAGCTCAAAAGCTCAGGCTGGAATAAGGCGCCTTGTGGAGGCCATCCGCAAAATCAAAGGCAAATGATCCGCAGGTTAATACTTAACCCGCTTGTAGACGAAATAAAAAAACTGGGAGACGCGAACGTTGACGTTGAGGGGCTCGGCAGCAACCCGCTTGGAGACGCGGTTATCACCGTAGCCAATCCGTTCGAAGAGCGCCCCCAGGCGGCTAAAACTGTTATCCTGGACTGTCTCAGGTGGGGCCCGGACCGCGGAACGATCTCGGCGTCGGATAGCCCGACCTGGATAGGCGGCGGCAGGGACATCAACAGGCTGCTCATGGCCGGCCTGCTTCTATCCGCCAGAGCTCAGCAGAGATGGACTGCGTCAAGTATGCTGTCCGTCCTGTTTTTGTTTTTCAGCGAGTTTCACGACGTTATAGGCCGTAACACCGGAATAAGCACGAGTGTAAGGGAAATCGTGGAGCCCAGACTGGCCCAGCAGGCCCAGAATATGTACGAGGGCTCCATGGTGATTGACTCAGCCATACCCATAAACGTTGTCAGAACCCAGACCGTTGATAACGTCAACGCCATCAGGGCCGTTCTACGCGGTGCGGATGTCTCCCAAAATGTTAATATTGGGTAAGGTCGGCTTTATTCCGCACGCCCGGGTTATAATTTTATAGGTAGATTAAGGGAGCAAACGATGCCCACGCAAATATATCCGCCCAGGGCCGTAGTAAGACAGGAAGTGGTCGGCACGTCGATACCGATGGAGCTGCCCTCCCAGCCGGTCATTCTGGTCGGCCCGAACAACCAGGTTGTCTACAGGAAACTCGGCGACGAGGAATATACCGGCACGAGCATGACTTTATCCTATCCCGGCCTTGTTGCCGGGTCGTCCGTAAACACCGGCACGGTAGGCGTTTGGGCTTATTTCGCCGACACGAACGGCGTTTACCGTGTTTATGACGTTCTCGGATCGGTCACCCCCCTTGCCGGCGGCATAACAGTACCGTCTTCCCTTAACGTCGAATGGGCCGTCGAAGACGGAGTTTCCGGCAGGATATCTTCAATTAATTACGCGCCGACTGCGGGAAAGTACTACCAGTTGTACGATGGAACGGCCTCGGGTAGTGTAATCGTCGTAACCGGTGACGTTGAGAGCGAGTTCAAGACGGGCTCGACGATTTTTAATCCATTTATTTATGTTACGACCGGATCGTACACCGGTTTTCTCAAGATAACGGACGTGTCAGTGTCCGGGGACACCACGCTCACGGTTGAATGGGGCTCAGGCTTCGCAGGATTCGCGACGGGCGAGCCCGTGGAGTTTTACCCGGTACAATACAGCACGCTCAGGGAAGCCGACGTTGATTTCGGGAATGTTACGTACGATGACAGGCTGAACCTTGAGGAAGGCTACTACGCGGGCAACTATACGGTGCTCGGCAAGGGCGTGGATACGTCCGTATTCATTTATTTTGCGGGCGCCGTGTATCAATCGGCCCAGATGAGCATCAGCGGCCAGACAATTACCGTTACTAACGCGGGCTTTGATAACATTGTCAAGGTTGGAGACAGGCTCTGGGTAATAGACGCCACGGGCGCAAATACCTCTTCGTTCAGGGTTATTAAGGTAACCCCGGAGACTATTACGGTAGACGGCAGCATATCCTCGGTATCAAACGCCCACTTCCTTGTGGGGAGGTATCTACAGACCTCTACAGCCCTCTCCTACGCAGTTTACCATACTGCGGCTATAGGCAGTGCCGAATTGCCGTCTTCGCGCTTCCTGGTGAGCTACAGAGCGCTCAGGACAGACGGCGCGAACGTTCTTTATGAAGCCAGCTCGATTCAGGACGCATATGACGATCTCGGCCTGGCGATACCGGAGAACCCGCTCGGGCTTGCTGTTAACATTGCAATATCTTCGACTGGCGGATACCCGGTTTATTACATGAAAATAGCGTCGGACGATGCAAACGGATATAATGACGCAATTACGACACTTGAGGGTCTCAGCGGGCCGTATTACCTTGTTCCGCTTACCCACTCCCCGACGGTACACGCTGCGGTCAAGCAGCACGTCGACGTTATGTCAAACGACGACAACCAGGTTGAGCGTATAGCGCTCATAAACCGCGTGCTGTACGTATACGACGCCCGCGAAAGCGGAACGACAAACGGCACGTTTGACAGCTCCACTGTGTTCCGCGTTGCCGGCACGGATATCACGGGAAGCGTTTCCATGGGTAACATCCTGTATATATCCTACAATGACGCCGAGGGTTATCAGCAGACGGCAAGCCTGACCATCCAGGGTGCCGTTTTTACCGGTGGAAATACGGATATAACGCTTACCGGACCGTTTGCCGGCTGGGAGGCGTTCACGGGTTCGTCCAGGGTGTGGGAAGTCCGTACAGCGGCCCTGAGCAAAACGGGGCAGGCGGGCTATATTGCCGATTACGGCAGGTCATTCAAGCATAAGCGTGTTACGCTTGTGTGGCCCGATTACGTCAAATACAACTACACGGTCAACGAGGCCGGCGACGACCCGTACCACGACACGTCAACCGTATATGAGGGTGCCGAGCTCGGCGGGTATTACGCCGCCGCGGAGGTTGCGGCCCTTGCGTCAAGCCGTTCGGATCCGAGCAGGCCGATGAACAAGGTGCAGTTGAGCTCGTTCAGCGGCGCCCTGCACGCAAACGGCTATTTTACGCCATACCAGCTCAACGTCATGGCTGCCGGCGGCGTGATGATACTCGTGTCCGAAACCGACGAGGGTCCCCTGCAGATACGGGACCAGCTTACAACCGATACGTCCGTCGAAGAGACGATACAGTTCAGCTCCGTTACCGCGCTTGACTACGGCGCCAAGATGCTCAGGTCCGTCCTGACGAAGCTTACCGGAGTATACAAGCAGGACGAGGATTTCTTCAGCAAGCTGAACATGTACATCAACGGCGTGGTTGAGCAGCTCGTGAACAGCAAGATATGGAAAAACGCCAGGATACTCACGATAAAGCCGGTCGGCTCCACGGTGTACGTGACGATCGCGGTGACGCTGTACGACGTGGCCAAGACCATCGACATAACGCTGAAAGTATAAAGGAGCAGAACATGCCGGACCTTTCGGATAAACTCGGAGATATAGGACTGGAAATAGAAAACCTGCGGGCCGCAACGGCTACCGGGCAGATATATTCTGCCAAGGAAAGCCAGATATACGCAGCCCCGCCCAGGTTTTCGATGCTGGCCGGCGGTTCAAGACTGTACCCGATAGTTAGCGTCGACGTCCTTCGCATAGACCAACAGGCTGCAGTCAACAGCTCGGCAGGCATAGGCTCGCCGCTTGTTACCTGGAACGCAAGGTCGTCCGTTGCTGCGGGGTTCGGCAGGGGGGTGTTCAATGTACCGTCCCTCATGCGCGCCCTGTACGCGTACTACCCCATGTCCAGCATAGGACAGCAGATAGCGGACCTGTCACAGTACGAGCTGAGATCGTTCAACGTGGAACCAAACAGGGCGGTGACGTTCCCGCAGCTGGAAAACCTCAGCCTTGAGAAATCCCCCGGGTACAAGAACCTTGCGTTGAACATGGAGGCCAGCCTGGTCGACTATCCGTTCGGGCTGCTGGTTGTGTTCAAAACCCAAAACCTGGACCAGGGCAGCATTGTCGGGTACTTCCTCAGCGAAGCAAGAATCAGAGCGCTCAGCCTGCAGATAGCGGGACCGTCCACGCTCGTCTCGGAAGAGGTTTCGGCAGTAGCGACGGCGTTCCACCCGGTAGCCATGTAAACAGACAGACAAAACATAAAAAAATGGGGGCCGTAATGGCCCCCTTTTTATTTACACCTTGAAGCCTATTTTTCTTTTCTCTTGTTTCACGGCGCCGGACTGGGCGCTGCAGGCCCACAGCCTGGCCCACTCGCGCATATGGCGTATCTGGTCCTCGCGGGCCCGCGATATTCTTATCACGTACTTTTCCGCCTCCTGGAGCGTGTCGAACGCCCTGGAAAGCCTCGCCAGATTGCGTATCTCGGCGCCGGTCATGTCGCGGATGACCTTTTTGTCCGGCTTGTGTGTGACCTTGAAGTAGTCGAACCATAGCTCGGCTATCCTCATCGCCTCCTCGTCCGACGGCATGTCGATGAAGAAGATCGAGTCCCACCTTTCAGCCCGTATGAATTCCGGCGGGAGGGCGTTGATGTTATTGGAGGTGGCAACCACGTAGCTGCCGTTCTTCCTGTCGCTCAGCCACTTCAAGAATTGGGAGAAGGTTCTGCTCCCCGTCCCCCCGTCGGTCATATTGCTGCTCGCCATTCCGCCGACGCTCTTCTCGATCTCGTCGATGAACACGACGCAGTCTCCGACCGCATCAAGGGTTTCTATCGCGGCTTTCATTCTCGCTTCGGATTCGCCCACGAACCGGTTGAACACCCGATCCATGTAAAATGTTATCGTGGGTATCCCGAGCTCTTTGCCTAACGCCCGACTGAACGCGGACTTGCCGGTTCCGGGTATGCCTACCAGCAGAACTCCGCGGCTTTCGTCCAGCCTCGCTGTTTTTCTGACGAAGGTTTTCAGGGCCTCGAGCCCTACAATGTAGTCGAACGAGTCGACTTCCGTATATTCGTGCAGCTGCAGGACTTCCGAGTTGTTGAGCTTCGATCTCTTCATCTCGTGAAGATCTTCCGGGGTCTGGCATACCAATTCTGCTATTAGGAGTTCCTTGCGGTTCAGGCCCACGGAGGCTCCCGGGTGACCGAGGACGATACTATTTGTTTTGTTCTTGTTGAGCGACGCCAGCACGTCGTCCATCAACAAGGCGGTTTCATACTTGTCCGGAACCGGAATCTTTACCGATAGCGCGGAGCTGATTATGTCCTGGGGCACGTTTTCACTGTAGCTGGCTTCCAGTATTATAGTAACCCCGGGCACCCTTTCGCCGTATATGGCCCGGATGTATGACAGGGCCGTCAGCACCGCCGGGTTAGGCGTTGTTGTTCCTGGTATGGATAGACACGAAAACGTCGGTATCACGAATATGCCCGTTACCGGCTGCTCAAACGCCTGGTCATATATCATCCTAAACGCCATGGTCGGCTCGGTAATGCTGGTGCCGTCCGGCGCCTTTAATTCCTCTCCTGCGCTCTTGCCTGTCATGCACTTGATACCGTTCGTCGGCGACAGGGCGTAAATGTCCCTGTTAAGCACTACGTTATTTCTTTTTGCCTCGAACTCGAGATGTTTTACGGAGGCGTATATCTCAGGAGCGCGCGCAAGTATCACGTCTGCGCCGCGCATAATCAGGTCCAGTAGTTTCATCGCGCTCCTCCTTTACTGTTTTGTTTTGAGACAAGCAACACCGGAAAAACCTCTGGTATGTCCGCCCCCTGGACTCTTCTGCCTTCTTCATTGTCCGGCAGCCAAAGGCGACCATATTGTCGCCATCGACCTGGTCTTTTCGTCCATCAGTATGCTTTCCCAGACTCCAATCTCAAGCCTTGAGACCTCGTCTGAATGGACAAAAGACGGCACCGCCCCGGACATTTCGTATGCGGGCACCACGCGGTTGATTATCGCGGTAGACCCGCAGAAAAGGATGCCAGGCGACTTATTCAATTTGATGTCGGTGTACTCGCCGAGAGATCTGGCCATTGTCAGGTATATCATCCTCTCGTACGGACCCATCTGGTCGACCAGAAGGTCGAAATCGTACGGGACAAGCTCGAACGACTCTATGGTTACGGCGCACCTGGTGAATATCGCGATGCCCGCCGTCATCTTTTTCGCGACTATGGCGCAGTCGCTGGCGACGGTAAATGGTTTGTCGGCTTTTATTTCGTCGGCGACTATTGCCTCGTCATTATGAAACTTTACAAGTCCCTTACACTCGTCCATCAAGAAACTCCTTTACTTCAAGGTCAACACCGAATATCTGTGCCACGTATCTATACATATTATAGATCTCGCTGCTTATTATCGCTCCTGCCGATCGCAGCTCCGGCTCGAGATACAGCTTTTTTGCCGTCGGCGCGTGCTGGCAGCCGTCCAGCGTTGTCTCCACCGGTGCCTCAAGGAGAATTCTTGTATGTGTCAGCGAGTACATGCTGTTCAACAAGGCAATCCTGCGTTTTCTTTTTGGTATTGACACGGCCCCGCATATGCCGGCCGGCATTTTGATGATAATGACAATGTAGCCTTTGTTGTTCATTTGCTTTATAAATTCACCGACCCTGCCGGTCGGCTCTATGTTCGGATATGGAAACACCGCCGCCTTCGGCGGCAGAAGCTCTCTCATCTGAGACACTATGTGTTCAAGATACAACAAGTACCGTCGCTCGTCCTGGCTGGGCGGGTCTTTCAAAAAAACAATCCTTGACAGATTTTTACTGAACGGGTGATACATTGATGATAACGGCAGCTCGAGCGCCTTGGCATATAATACGGCGTCGTCGTCTGTTGGTACGTACTTGCCGTCGGGGCCGATGAGGTCTCTTGTCTTCCATGCTGGAATTCCAACTCCCACCCCGCGAGCCACCACGTTGGCGTGGCCAAGATAGTCGCTGAATTTTTTGATGTTTTCTTTAATAACCATGCTAAGACACATGTTTTGCCTCCAATATCTTGGCCGCCTTTCGGGCGACTATGGTCCAGCTGTCGCCCAACTCCTCGTGCAGGTAGTAATGTCCCAACACTCGCTGCTCCGTGTCGTCCGCCCCGTACACTTTATTATATCCACATACCATGAGCCTCGGCGGCTCATCATCAAAAATTCGCACCCAAACCTCGACTTCCGCTGCAGCAAACTCTCTTACCGCGTACATCTTTTTCGGTAATTCCGGTTGAGGATGGGGGTCCGTGGGGGCGTGTAGGTGGGCGGCAACAACCAGTACGTATTTATTGCGCAGCCTGTCATACCTCATTTCGACCACCATGGTTTTGATCAGGTCTTCGCCGACATTCCGGCCCAGCGTCCCGATGGCCAGGCTGTTGTCCCGGGTGGTCCCATCATAAAAGGCGCGGGTGTACGTACGATATCCACCGTCTTCCAGGCCGTGGACAGTGTACAGCTTGCCCTGCTTGCCAATCTTAAGCTTGTTTCCCATCACTATCATTGAGTACGGCGCAGTGCACCTGAAGGTTTCCTTCAGGATTGCTCCAATCGTCGGCTTGTGGTTTGTTACGAATTTCATCCGTTGCCTCCCATGTAAAAATAGGGGGGGGCGCCGTCGCCCCCCCCCCTCCAGAATCCGCCTACTTCACCTGTTGCGGGGCGGCCAGCACCTTATAGTACTGACCAACCGTCTCCACGATGTCGGCAGGCAGCCCCTCCCGCAGGAAGAACTTGCCGCCGATCACCGTACCCGCGGGCATGGTTATCATCGAGCCCGCGCAGCGCTCGACGTACCATGCTGCCTGGCCCAGCCGGTGCTTGGGCTGGACCAGGATCATCCGGAAGGTGGGATGCACGCCCACCCATTTTTCGCGGGTGGGCTGCTCGGACTGAAGGTGCCTTACCCTCAGTCCTTCTCCGTACCCCGTTAAAACCACGCCCTCTGGGATAAAGAGGGCGATTCGCGGACCCAGCGGCGGGATCTCTACCGTACTGAGTCCGCCCTCGCCTCCCTGGGGGAGGCGAATATTGGCGACGACGGGCCCGTCGTCGCTGATAACTCCAAAGCGCAGAAACATGTTGTTCTCCTTTCGCGTTACTATAGGACTTCGCCGTATGTCTTTGCGACGATGTCCCCCACAATCGCCGACGACTCTGAAGTCACCAATCTTTGCAGGTTCTCGGTGCGGTACACGGTATACCGCACCAGGCGGGCTCCCGCCTTTTCCATGTCCTTTTCAGTCCATTCGGCACCCCTTGGGGGGGTGTCGAATTCGATGGCGTAGATCGTTTTCGCTTCCGCCGCTAGGTGTAGCGGCAGATTGCCGATAACGTGCTTATTTTTCACGCTTTCGGCATCAGCGTGCGCCAACACCGGCGCCCCCCCAAATTGGGGGTAATGCGCTTTGATCCACTTTACCGCACCTTCGTGACGCGACACAATGACATGACCTTGCATCTCTCTCTCCTCTCACGTATCATGGTGCCACCACCACGGAACCGCTCCATGGTAAAGGCACCTTCATTTTTTCACAGGAGCGAACAGCACCCCGATCGCGGCCCGGGATTCCGGCGTCAGTCTTATAGCCCCCTTGTCGTCCTTCTCTATTACCAGTATCGGGGCCTGTACGGCCGGCGCGCGCAAGTCGGTCTTCTTGTCGGCCTCCGGCTTGACACCGGTCAGCCGATAATAGATCTCGAGCATAAGCGACTTCTTGAAGCTGTTTACTTCTTCGTCGTCGCTCATAACCCCGGACATCAATCCGTACAACTGTGTCAGTTGTGCCAGCGAGTGCCTGTTGGCGTTTACCCGGATGATTATTTTTTTATCCAGGCATGTAAGCTCGCCGGGGGTTGCCATCTTAAGGTCGGCTATCCCCTGCACATACGGGTTTACGAAAAATCCGGGCTGGCACTGCCTATTTTCTCCATGATGACGTCACTCAGAACAAGATAGACGTTGATAATATAAGTGCCGAGCTCAGAAACGCAGCCCGTAAGCATTTTCAGACGCTCTTCCTCGGGCAGCTCTTCGCCGTTCTTTTTTATTATCGGGACAACGTCGACGGGCCTGACGCCGCGATCCGGCACACCCTTCATCGTTCGTATCGTGAACTCAAGCTTATTCGATCCTACGGTTACGGCGTACACATGCTCGGCGTAACCACGCTCAAACACGACCGCAAGATCGATCTTGGCTTCCAGCTCCTTGCGGAGCTTCTCGAGTTTATCCGAGAACGTCGTTCTGTTGTCTGGCATTTCTGGCGTCTCCTTTTAGTCCGGTTTTATCCCGTTTAGCATACATGAAATTGCGTTGGCGGTGCTTTTTCTGGCTTTCCGCTCCTGAGCCAGACACTCCAAGATCATATTGATCTGCCCGCGCATATATTCCGTCATATCCAGTTCGCCGGCGTCTTCGTCGGGGCGCTCGACGTCCCCGTCGTACTGAAGGCCCAGCGCTTGCGCGGCATCAGCCACGCCGGCAGTGTAGCTTGCAAGGCTTTTCTTGGCCATCAAAGGAATCCCTTTTTGATGCCCTCAGGCTGAACCGGACCACCGGCTACGTCGGTGAATATATCCGGAACAGTCTTCTCAAGCTCGCCCGTGTTGATATTGAACAGTGTCCAGGCGTTCATGTACGAAACATAGTACGCCCTTATTCCGTCTCTTTCGATGAACCCGCCGCCCGCAATAACACTTGTCGGCGATATCGCCTTATCCCCATGCCGGTTTTCGTGAAACACCGCATCCCTGAACGACTTGGGCGCGGCTATGAATCTCGAGTCCTGGATGTCGTCCTGGGTGTACGTAATCGGCGACTGCATCATAACAGCAATCACCTCTTCCTGGGAGTCGCCCTTCTGCTCGTTGGCGAACGCCACCCTGGTGATCGTGTCCCCAGGTGCATTGTATGTGCCGGCAAACAGGAACCCGAACTTGTCGATTTTCGTCATCATCGCAAATTCGAGCATCAACATATTCATGGGGCCGGTTACGCCATAGCTCTTCACCGGGACAATCATGTCCCTGAACACGTCAATACCGAATTTTTGCTTCCATTCGGCCTTTGTGGCGTCACTGTCGTCCGGGTTTATTAATATTTCGTACCCGTGCAGGGGCTTCTCAAACACGGCAAGCCCGCTCGAGAGTATCTCGATATCATCCTGGACCCGGTTGTCTTTATCGACCACGCACGGGGTGCGCTCGACGGTCAGCCACGTGTCTTTTATGGACGGCTGGCTGTACGGTGTCAGCCTCCACATCGACCACACTTTGTTCTGCTCGGGGTTTTTCGACTCCAGCGCCAGCATCCCCTGTTTGAATCTTTCCGGCGTGCAGAACTGGGCGATTGAATCATATATTACTCTGGTTGTCGGCATTTGCAGCTTCCTTTGCCTGCTGGCGCTTGCGCCTTTTGCTTCTGTTGATGTAAAATGCCGACGCAAGAAAATGCGCCAGCGAATTGAGGGCGCGCGTCCGCTCTCGGGACATCCGCTCCTCTTTATCTTTCCCTGGATAATTCCTGAAACGGAACTCTGTCCTGACGTTTACCTCACGGACGATCCTTTGAAACAAATCTTCCGCTGAGCCTATCTCTACGTCCGGAATGTAAAGATTTGGCCTTTCAACACCACTCTTTGTGTCAGCCCTGTCGTCGTCGTTCATGTTTTCCTTCTTTCGTTCAGTGGCTGGTTGGCGTATCAACAGGACGCGCCGCCGCCACTATTGGCGGCGGGCGCCCAGCCGGCTACGCATCTGCTTCAATTGTCATATGATGCCGGTATCTTTACGGGCCACGGAGGCCCGTGATGCGACTATGCGATGAACTTGTCAAATTCCATATAGCGTATGATTCTTTTCAGCGGACCGTCGCGCGGGGACAGCGTAAACACGCTGAATTCGTTTCCGTTGAACAGCTCGGCGTTACCCCCAAACCATTCCAATGCATAATGAAAAAACGGGCGACAGCCGCGCTTCAGCCCGTCCCCCCAGAAATGACTGTGTTCCGTAGATTCGTAGTGTAGATCTACCCCTATCAATCCAACCACCCCACGGCCGCCACACATCCTATATGCGGCCTCCACGGCGTAAGTCGCCGTATTGCCTGACGCAAAAAAACGTCCATCGAGATGAATCTTGTTTCCGACCTTCCTGTCAATATTGAAAGCCGAGAACATCTTCATGCCATGGCCGTCTCCTTGCTCTCTTTCGATCTTGTTCCGCAGCGGCTTCCAGAGTATCATCTTCGGGTTATGTTTCAGAATAAGCCTGCGCTGCTCCCGGTAAACGTCTTCATCCACTATAAGCAGGTAATCAACAGCAAATCCGAACTCCAGTATCCTGTTCACACCCACCGAGATGGTCCCGCCGGCTCTTGCGAGATCAACGTCTTGAAGGCTGGGGCTGTTTCCGAGAACCAGTATCTTCATAACGGCCCCTTACAAAGGCCGGCGAAGAGCTGTTTGTGTTTGTATTTCTTTACGTTTTTACCGGTCATCAGTGGTACAAAAAAGCGCTCAAGCAGCGTCTTTGGGTCCCAGTGATTCTGCATCCACGTTCTGGCCCTTATACCCTCACTCTCAACCCACTCCCCGGTTCTGGCCCCGCTCTTGAGATCACCAAGAACACTTCTAAGGCCCTCCAGGTCGGTAACAAACGAGGGGAGCGTTCCGCATCCGGTTATTTCACAGATGACCCTGTAAGTCATTTTGTCCACTGCATTTAGGACCATCTGTTCGTGCGACGCGGCCTCGAGCGTTACCCTGTGGTAAGACCCGGTCACCAGCTCATCGATCACAATATGACATTGCGCTCTTTCCTTGATGACGCTCTCGAAGGGCTGGCGCGTATACAGCGCGTACCTGACTCCCGACTCCTGGAGTACTTTCAGAGTCTCTTCATGTCCTTTGTTGTTCCATTTGTAGCCTTCCGGCCATTTATTTGTGTTGGACGGCGAAAACCCGACCGTCAGGTACTCGCCTTTCCTGGCCGGGAGAAACCTTTTATCGTATATGTCGATTATGTTCGGGAAAAGCGCAAACTCGGTATCATCGTACAGCCTGGGCTGATATTGCGCAACCACGGCTATATCGTCCGCCATGTCGGCCACCTTGCTGCTGACCCGGGATGGCTCCGAGTGACACAACAGCACAACCCTTTTGCCCTCCAACAGCTGATATACCAGCGGCTTAACCGAGTTGTGTACGAACACCACGTCCGCGTCTTTTATATAATCAATCGCGCCTTGGTCCCCGTACAGCAGGTCGTGTGGGAACACCCGCCCATCGCCGTACCCGTTGCACTCCTGGATACACCTTGAATTAACTTTGAGATATTTATTCATCGCCTCCGACAGGAAGTACGGACTTCCGGCTACCGGCATGTTTGACAGGTGCACTACGTTCATATTGCCTCCGGCCTAGTTATGGCGGGCATCGTAAATATCCCGATACTCCGACTCCTCATAACAGTATTCGTCATAGGGTAAATCATCCATACACGCCATCCTTACTATTACCTCGCAGTACTTCCCGCCGTTCGCCTTCCATATCTGCGCGGAAAGATCGCTGGTGTAATCTGCGCCACTCCGGCCGGCGTACAGCCAAACGTTCCCGCACGCGTTTATAGATTCGTCATCAACGGCCAGATCGCCCAGATTGTTCGCTTTTATTGTTGCCTGGATTTTTTTGCTGTGTTTTTTATTGAACTTCTCTACCGTGACGTCGCAGAGATACAGGGTGCTCACTTGCAGCTCCTTTCATTGTTTGCCGTCGCCTCCATATCGGCAGCCCGACGGGCCGGCGCGGCCGACCCGCCGGGCGCCCAGAAAGGAGAACTGGCCGGTCATGCCTCCTTAAAGGCCTAAAGCTCAACAACTATGTTTTATGTTTTATGACACGAAATCACGTTATTTTTCTTTACCCTCTTCGTTTGCTTCTTTCTCAAGCACCGCAGCTCCATCGACAAAAGCTCATTTTGCCTTGCCTTTCCTTTTTTTGCCGCGGCCTTGGACCGGTGGCTTTTTCTTTTCGCCGGTTAGCCTTTCGACCGCCTTCCTTAGCAGCGCATTGTTATCCGTCAGGACGGCAATAACTTCGTCCGTACACGCCCGAACAAACCGCATCAAGTCGCCTGCGATTACCGCCTTGTCCGCCCGCTGGTGCAGAAGCCTCCTGTGGGCGTTACTGATTGCCTGTTCAAGGAAGAGCCCGTAATATCCCGGGTTTTTGGGCGTCACGATTGTCGAGCCGTCCTTGGTCTTGCTTTCTTTGATTCCATCCGCGACGATCCACCCGCTGCTGTCTCTGCACAGGCAGATCTTCGGGGTTTTGCATATTTCTAAAACAACTTCCATTAACCTCTCCTTTTCTTTTTGGGGGGCCCGTATATCCGTATTGCGTATTGCGGGTATCTTATTTGAAATAACGCTGCGCGCAACGGTATATCGCGCACCATAAACCCTTTGTAGTCTTCGACTACCAGCGCCCACCCGTGAACGGTCTTTTCTTCGTAGATGAAATCCGGCGTCCAGTACAGCTTACGCCCGCTGATCGGGTTTACGCCTATTTCGAACTTGATTTGCCTCTTTAGCCCCCTTATTTCGCCCGCCCTCTCCAATAACTGAAGGTCGTTCCACCGCGCATACTCTCCCGAGCTGTCAAACTTCTCGCCGGTAGCGGTAATTACGGGCTTGTTGTGATATTTGAATTTTGGCATATCAGTGACAGATATCCTTCTATCTGCTTCGCTCCTCTCGCTATAAAATTATAACCAATTGACGACGGTCGCTATAAACAGCAGTTACTGATAAGTATTTTTATGGCGGCCTTGACACGAGCACTGGGGAGATACCGCCATAGCCAGATTTCCAGCATCACAGAACCGTCCTTTGAGTATTGCTTGACGCTGGCGATCGCGCTCCTTGCCGTGAAGTCTTGGTCATATATGCAGGGCAGCCCCGCCACGAATTGGCCCAGCTCGCGAGTCTGGCGGCTTGGGGATTGCAGGCGATGCCAGCTTGTCTGTTGTGTGCTGTACATATACATGGCGTTTCGCTCCTAGGGGGCGCTCCGACCAGAAAGCAATACCCGCTGTCCCGCACCATACACCCTATCGCTCCTAGACATAAAAACACGCCCCCCACCTTCCGAAATTCGGGTAAAGCCATTGCACGGTGAGGCGCAGACCCGGCCTGCTTCCGGTATTTCGGCTGACCATCAGCGCGATACCCATATCAAAAATTTCGCAAAACTCCCGCATCGCCCGCGCTACAACCTCAGCCTGTGGGCGTCTTTGAGGGAGATTGTCCGCGTTTTCACAACGAACAAGCGCCAAAGAACACACATACATTGTATCTCCTTTTTTTTCTAGCAACGCCGACAACCTCAGCCTCAGGGTGTTGCGCCAGGTATGAACGATGGCTGTTACCGTACAATACTCCTCAAATATTGCCGCTATGACAAGCGCCAAGCGGGCTAACCGGACTGCTCATACGACTTCTCCTTTTCCTGTGTTTGAAGTTCTTTGTGTACGCCGTCCCAGTCTATTTCTTCGGTGGTGTCGGATGTTTTTCGTATGTTCCCGGCTATTATCGATACCAGACGCCCGAATTCCTTGTTTGGCGTTCGGTCGATTTCTTTTGGGTCCCAGGCGAGCTCCCTATGAGTCCCGTCCGAGCGCAACCGGAAACACCTTTTAAGCCTGTCAATATCAATGACCATGGCCGCACTTACCACCTTAACGGCATCAGGACACCCCATGCCTCGTCGCCCTCCATTTTCCCGGTGAAGAACAAAACCGCGCTTTCGTCGAAAGTCCTTACGTTGCACTTTACATCAGAAAGCGCCTCGTTGATGATCTGGATATAGCGCCCGTCAAACTTTTGCCCGTCTATAAATACGCTTTCCGGGTATTCCGTCATTCCGCCCCCCCCACATTTCGGGCAGACATGGTCCGGCAGGTAACCCTCGCCATCACACGTATCACACTTCACGTCTTGTCCGCATTCGCTGCAAGTCGTACTGCCCGCTCCGTCGCAGTCATCGCACATCTTTCTTCTGCAGTCCCTGCATTCTGTCTGTATTGTTTTCTGCGGCGTTGCCGGGAACGCGCCGGTTGGCGGGTTTTTCAACGCCTCCTCGCGCAAGGACAGAAAATACGTTTTGATCTTGCCGGGCAGCGGACACGCGTCGGCGTCTCCGGGAGCATTTGTTAAGACGATTATGTGGCCGTCGGTTGCTACATATTGACCGTCAATTGTGTATACTTCCGGATAAGATGTATTTGTGAATTTCTTTAGACTCTCTGTTTTCATAACTCTCCCTCATCCTCTCTTTGCTTCCAGGCGTGCGGGTATATTTTTGGGCTGAGCTTGCAGCCCGACAGCGGACATTGCAGCATTTCCTGCTCCTTTCAAGAGCTACCCATAGGACGTTTCATCCTATTATAACGCGTTTCGTGCGATATTTTATCTTGTTCAATGCGCACGAAGCAATCTTCGCCCTCCTTGAACACCGCGTATGATTGGTATTCTTCCGGCTTGGCCGCGTACCTGAGGCACAAACCCTTTTTACTGCACTTCTCGTTTGCGCATTTCGTAATGTCCACCAAGGCTCTCCTTCACTTACAGTTTACACGCGAATCAGCTTTCTAAAACGCAACCAGTGTATGTTTTGCAAACTCGATGTTTCATGCCTGTCAAGGTTATTAATGAACGGGGTTATTACCCTTATCCCCCCGCACATGGTCAGCGAAAGACATCTGCGGCTTTGAATTGCGCACTTTCTGCTTTCGCATACGGGGCAACTACACAGCTCTTTGCTTTCTATATACATAACCACCCCCTCTGTATGCGCGCGACCGGCCGGCCATACATGGAACGCATGAAGTCGCGTAGCCTGACGCCGGCCACCATCTTATGGTATGTGCCACACTGACAGAGCCCTTTCCCTGCTACATACACAACCATTCTCCCTGGTAAAAGAAGACGTCGGACAGGTAAAATATCACCAGATGGGCAATGTGGCCGCCCTGCATTCTGGCGTAAGCGCCCTTTTCCTGCGGGCGGCACACGGCACAGACGCAAAGGTTTTTATAGCTCACATACATAACCGCCTCCCCTCATGTGCCGCAAGCCATGTGGCGTTTTTGACATTTGAGGTAAAGCACGACAAGGTTCTAAAGTAGGGCACACTCATGTCCAGGTATGGAAAGCAAGCGTCGACATACTCGAACCGAAGATAGAATATTGTATCTTGTGGTAACCGGTCCGAAGGTAAAGTGTTCGGTCGGTCACAGAGACGCCTATGGCTTATGTACACTTTTCATTCCCTCCCCACACAAAAAACCCGTATACGGAAAGACCCAGAAACGCCCCGAACTGAACCGCGGCAGCGTATTCCCCATTTGATATGTTATGTGTCAGCCACATTGTGTTGCTTATCATCCACAACACAAAGCCGAACCTGTATTTACGGACATTGAAGGCTGCTCCTATCAACGAGATAACACACGTTGTCCAGGCAAACATTTGGGCTCCGTTTCCCACACGCCTAGTGCCACTAACGCCCATAAGCTTGGGCGGCGCACGACCGTCTCCTTCATGCGCCGTCCGCGTATGGTCATTGTGGAGCGCCGTACCCCAGAGCGCACCCGGTCGCCGGGGCCTGTTGCGTACTTGACGTACTCTGACCCGCGACTATCAACAGAAATATAAACCCAAACCGCCCGGCTCCCTGCGCAGGCCGTTGACAGAAGGCTCGGGCAATTTGCTATTGCAACGCATAACTTCACGTTACCGGTTCTCGGTTTCCCTCTCATTTCAGTCGCCGGTTTTGTTGTCGAGCTGCAATCCAGAAACCACACCACGCTGTCGGGTGTTGTGTACATTGTCCAATCTCCCGCCTTGGGGACTATACATAGAACCCACACGGATACATTAGGCATGTTTTCGCCTGTTGATGTTATTGTGTTACTGTCGACGCACGCCTCAAGGCGAAGCGCCGCACAACGCCAATAATCTTTTGGCTTGTGTTGCACGAGGCACATGCGCCCACGTGGCCGCCAACAATCAGGCGCATTGCTGATGCCATATTGTCGGGTACGCAGGAGCAATCCGCCACGATATGGGCAAAGCCTGTGCTGGCGTTCCGGTGGATTATACATAAAGCAGGTGTTCTCCCAACAAGTCAAGACACAGGTGGCAGTCGTAAGTCCCGTGGCGACACGGTATAACCGAGAACACCCATCTCCCCCACGGGTACACGGTAAACCTAAACTTACGCCGTCTACGGAAGGTTGTCAGGTACAGCCTTATACAAAGTATTAGCGGGCGCTCGGCGTGAGCGGGACTGTTGGACGGTATTGCCAGGACGGGGTGGTCAAGGTCCAGCTTAAACCGCGGGGACCGCGGGGTTCCGTAAACAAAACGATCCGACGCGTACGTTGACGGGGCCACATGACCCCAAAGCCCCTGTTTGGGCGGATTATACATAACAACCTCCTTCGACAACCGACCATTCGACCTGTCATTCTTTGGACGGCTGGGGGCGCCTGGCGTTTGCCCGTATGAACAGCTTAATAGCGCCATCAGAGGCCCAAAAGACCGACCGTGCAATCATACGTTGGCATATATCCAGACCATCAAAATTCAACTCCTCGTTGGGGCTGCGGTATGACGGCTTATACATATACACTATCTCCCAAATAGCGCGTGATGCCCGCGAGGTCGTGCACGGGGGTTTTGGACCAGCCGCGCAGCCAGCCCACGCCTGATAGCCCGAACACCTGGGTTTCTATGATTATATACACCCTTATCGCGCGGTTGCGTCCGATCCCCCCGGTACGACTCATGATACTATTCAGCTCATCGGGCCTGCAGTTGACATTGAAGGGCGCGAGCGACGGACTATACATAAAGCCCCCTTAGGTGTTCTTTTGCGCGGGATCCATACAGGCGAAAATTCTTAGCGTTGCCTTTAAAGTAGTTGCCTCTAAAGTAAAGGAGAACCTCGCATGTGACGACGTGGCAGCGACGGCTCGGCTCCAGCGCATGACATAGCTCCTGGGCCGGCCCGACCCCCTCTACCCAGTCCATCCGCGACCCCCCAGGGCCTCCAGTATATGCGGTTAACATTGTGCCCCAGTTATATATTTCCCGCTGGAACAGCGCAGATAGATTATACATAAAGGTCTCCTTTGTTGAGCCGGGCGACCCCCCAAGCTGGGCTGGACATCCGGGGTTTTCTGGCGTCTGCCCATGCGCGTATCTTGACGCCCTGGCTAACTCGGGGACCGCTGAAAACCCTCCCCTAAAACAGTCCCGATACAGAGACGACCGGGCCTACAGTGCCGTCCGGCTTTCCGGCTAGACGGTTAGATGATGAGCCATACACAAGACACCCCCTAAACCACGGACTCCCTAATGATCCTTCTGGCGTAAGGCCGCTCTTCCGCCTGTTCTGCATACCTGAACGAAACAAACCCTAAGTATGCGACAGACCCCGGCGACCGGTGTAGCCACGATATTTCGTTATACAGCAATATAAACGGCCCTGCGGCGCTTACCCAATAAGTAACGCACCACGCCTTAACCGCCCCGTTGATGACCAGGTTTTGCCAGTTTCCCGCGTCGTTATCGGCAAAAACCGCGGACTGTCGACCATACACAATCCCTCCCGGCTCGAACTGCCTTGTCGTTCTCTGCGGCCACGCCTGATCCGTTGAAGTGAGCATGGCGGGTTGTCTGGCGCTTGGTTTGTACACGGCTGTTCCCCTAGACCATAACCCAATAATGTATGAACTGTAAACACCCATCAGCCATCTTCGACGGCTCATGCACACCAAGATCCCACACAGCGGTGGCTATTGCTGCCAGCACTGGTATCCCGGGCGACTTAGGCGTTAAATGGGATATCAGGCAGTCGACAGCCACACAGCGGCCAACCTGCGCACATTCTTCCAACATTGCCAGCGGGAACCACCAGCTCGTTCCGTGGGGCACCTTTTTCTTTTGTTCTGCCTTTTGGGTTGAGCCATTTATGATTTTATAGTTGAGGTACGGGATCGAAACTGTGTGTCTGAATCGATCTGTTGTTCGTTTTATAAACATATGTCCCTCCTAAACAGTAAGCCAACGCTTTATAAACCCCAAACACCTGACCTGCATCGTGTCCAGCCCCCCGAGCGGCAGCTGCTCGTACGTACCAAAGACCCATTCGATCATAGCCGCCGCCGTCGGAACCGGAATCCCCGGCGATGCGGGAAATAAATGCTCTATTGTGCAGTCGATGCCCACACAGCCGCCCATGTGCGTATATTTTGCTGGCGTCGTTATGGGGTCCCACCACCTTGCCCCACGAGGCGCCTCCGTCATTTGTTCCGCCCTTTTAACCCCGTCGTTTGTAATCTTATAAGTAAAAAGTGGGATTATGGCCGTGCATCTGGTTTGGTCTGTTTCCAGGTTTATAAACATGCGTCCTCCCTAAACCGTGAGCCGGCGGACCGTAAGATATAAAAACGCCTCGACATCGTCGTACGAATACGTAAACACAAACGTTCTGGTACGTAACCAACCACCTAAATCGTTCGGGTGGATGACCACACGCGCCGGCCACACGCTTATCGGCGTGCGCTGGGTCCGCATCGGCCGGCACGGCAACTTGTAATAATGATGGTGCGTACATGCACTGTCTCCCTAAAACCCATTTTACGCCATTATGTTTATAACTTAAAAACGGTAAAATTTTATATGGAGCAACGCTATGGGCGACTACGAGCATAGAGACGAGTTTTTTGAGAGACAGAGGCGCATTGCCGGCCGACTGTACAGTGAGGCTGCGTACGGCAAACGCGAGCTTCGTGATAGGTTTAATAACGTTACAGTCAATACCCAAATCGCAGCCAGGACAATGTTTAATGATTTGGGCCAGTTTACCACCACTGCCGGCATGGCGGCCCAGAGCATATTGGGCGATTTCGGACTCGGCAGGTTCATGTATAACCCCGATTTCAGCGGCATGAGCGGCATAGAGGCGTCTCGCCTGCCATACTTCCTCCCTGGACTTAGGCTGCTCAATGATCCAAGAAGATACGATGCGGAGTTCCTGAGTCGTTATTACGCCCTCGAAACCGGCCGGCGCAGCGAAAACTGGGGCGACTGGGTAAGGGCGGTGGCATGGGGGGCAGGCGTGCCCGGCAGACTAGGCAGGGCACTTACCGCACCGATCGGCTGGATTGGCGGTCGGGGGCTTAGAGAGGACGTGATTCGTCTTGGCGGGGTCCAGTATGCCAGAGCCATGAGTCTTATAGGTCTCGGAGGCCCTGATTCAACCCCCGAGCAAATAATGCTCACACACATGGGCAGAAGGTTTTGGGGCGATACTGATGATTATGAAGCTGTCGGCGCTGCGGCGGCGCGTATAGCGCGTGACGTGATGCTTGACCCAGATCTGGCCGATATGGACCCGGCTGAAAGAAGGTCACATTTCAAAATGGCACTTGAGTCCGGACGGCTTGGTCCGGTTGACATGACGGATCCGAACTTTAGGCAAGACGCCCACAGGCAGATAAAGGACATGGTGGAGAAGTTCAGCAGCCTACGCCGCGCCCTACAGATGACAACAAAAGAGTTTGAAGCATTTGCCGACCGTGTCGGCCACCACACTGTCAGCGGAATGGCCACGGGCAAGATGATGGGCGCCATATCGGATATTTCAAGGATGTACGGCTCCGGCCAGGGCAGGATAGCCGGCGAGATCGCCGCGCAAGCCCAACAGGCGTTTGCCGGACTTATGACACGCCCTATGGCGGCTGCGGCTGGAGCCGAGGTTTCATACGCTGTTGTCGACACCGGAATGGCCAATCTTTTCCATCATGGCCGCCTCACATCCGAAGCCATAAGTATGATAGCCGCAAGGCACAACGACCAGGTGACAAGAATGGTGGCGCTTGGGCTTCGCAGCGGCGAAGAGAGTCTTGGCGGCATGATACGGGCCGGCGCAAGACAGCTGGGCACACCCGAAGGAGCAGTTGCGGCGCTGTTTGCGGCAGACCTGCCAATGGAGGCGGCCCAGGAAATACGAATCATAGAGATACTAAGAATAAACGGAATAGATATGGACGACCTTCCTTCAGTTGGCCCGGGCTTTACAGAGGACTCGAGGGTACACAGGGCAATTGCAATTATCTCGCGTCACTTTAATATGCCGGCGACGGCGGCGCACAACATACTTGTAAAACTAAAAAGAGAGGCGGTAACGGGCCGGAAAGCCATCGCTGAAGGCCTGGATCCGGAAAGATACAAGGCAATAGCAAGGACATTTGCCGGCCACGAGGCCGCGCGGATATTTGAGGCGGTTGCTGATCCAGCACGCGCCCCAGCCATAAGAGAGGCTGCGCTTGCGCCGGACTTCACCATGGAAGCGCTTGGGGCGGCGTTTGAAACCGAGACTGCCGTTACCGAGACACACAAAGACGAAGTTGAGCTTTTTGAGGCTATAGCGGACAGTACTGCAGAGGCCGCAAGGATAGTAAGAGAGGAGGCGGAGCGGAGGGGAAAAGAAAGGGGAGCGTTTCATCCGGGGTCGGCGATGACGCGCCGTACACGAATACCCATAAGATCCGTTCCCGCCAAACGCACGACGAGCCCTTCTGGCGCCGCAGTTAACGTTTGGCCGTGGTAGCCAATGTATGCTTACAACCAAAACCCCGCGACCTGGCCCGACGGACCGTCGAGAATGCCTCAGTCGTTTCCGTTTTACGGACGAGACGAACAGGGACAGCCAACCTTCCTGACGGTTCCCACACAATCGTGGTTTCCTACAATAAATCTTGAGTTCGCCGGACAGGCTCCGCGTGAGTTCATGCATGGCGGAATAATACCGCAAAAATGGTATGGAAGACACTACGGCCCGCTCCCAAGCGAAACGGCAGTATGGGATGAAAGATTCAAACTGTCCCGATGGCAAATGGCTGGCGGTCACATCACCAACGTCCTCCTGCCGGTTGGCGGCGAAATCGCATCGTGGGGCGCTTTTGCTATTTCCGCTCCGCTTGCCATTGGAATGATGGTTGGGCAGCAAGTAACATCCAACAGGTTTATTGTTCATAGGGGCATAAACCCGCTGTTGGCGGCGGTCGGCCTGGGACCAATAGAGGCCCTCCCGCTATCATTCAGAGCCAGGCAGGTGACAGAGGTTTTTGGTCTGGATCCCTTCTATGAGCATACCACGGGTTTTATGGCGCTCGGAGAAGGCGTTTGGGGCAACATGAGGCCGCAGGTCGTCAATATCATTTCAAGACAACTTGCGAGTCGAACCGCCCTTTTTGCCACAAGAATCAGGGGGCGAGATCAGCTTGTCGGGAGTGCAATAAGGTCCATGTTGACGCGCGAGGTCGGGCAGCTGAACGCCCAGCTCGATAAGATTGAGGCCGGCATAACTACCGCGATGAGATCTACACTGAAAAGCGCGGATGAAGTCCTCCAGGAAATACTCGATCTACCCAGACCGATAAGGGTGCATTATCATGGAATGTTGGCCGGCATTGAAACGGCTTATACTTCCGGGCTGGAGCAGCGAGCAGTAGCAATGGGCATGGCTCTCGCGCCCCAAATGGGTATTACCGACCCGGCCGCCGCACAAATGGCGGCTCTTGCCATGCGCTTTGCCACAGATATTCCGGGCGCCCGCCCCTTTGCCGGACAGGATCTGACCGCCGCAATGGCGACTCTGTATCAAAGCCCGGTATTCCGCGCCGCAACGGCAGGGATCATAGAGGGCACAAGTGGCGGAGCTATCAGGGCCGGCTTTAATATGTTGGCTGATCCGGCGTTCCGGGTCAGGCAAGCGTTTTCCCTCGAGATCGGCCCCACGATACATGCGGCGCTGGAGGGCTACCTGCGCGACAGGTATGCCGAGAATCCTGAATGGAAAGACTCGGTCTTTCTTGATTTTCTTGTTGTTTACCAAATAGGCGGCATGTCACCGGAATCCCTGAGGGCCCTGTATGGTCGTATGCGCCAGGTTTGGAATAATCTTCGTGGACGGGCGGCTCCTGAAGTCGCCGGAGACCACGGCACTGTTTCGGCCCCATCATTAAGGGAAGCCAGGAGAGAGCGTATACAGGAATATCTCGGCATTGATCCGTTGGCGGAAGCCGAGAGATTCGCGCTCGTCAAGGGGGCTACGGATGTGGAGCGCGCGAAGGCGATCTCTGCCAGGATTCAGCCCAGAAGATACCACATACAACGTGGCCTGGAGCCGGGCGGCAAAGTCTCTTTTACGACCTGGGGGCGCCAACGGGTGGCCTCATCTACAAAGGAAACCGCCGCCATTATGCGGGAAGAACTGATGGAGTACGCCGAAGAGTTGGCGGAACAGGGAGACTACACGCTTCTTCACGCTATCCAGAGAAGGGAAGCGATCCGCGAGGCCAAAGCCGGGATCTCTGCCGTTACCGACGCTAAAACTGCCCAGTTTCTCAGAGGTTTCACCTTGGCCGGGGAATCGCCGCAGGCGCGCGCCGCGCTTGCCGTTGAAATGCTGAAACTTTCAAGATACTCGAAAGCGTTGACAGAAATGATGTCGGGCGACATTCCACAAACGAAGTAAACTGTTAAAATTTTATACAGGAGTAGCCAATGGCCAAGCAAACAGCCCAAGAAAAACAAGACATGGTAACTCAAAAGCCGCTGTTTGATCAACTCACGTATCTGACCACGTGGCTGTACGGCATTAAAAGAAAAGAGAAGCTTGGCCTTCTCCTCGCCATGCGCCGTGACGCATCTGCGACCGACATGAAGAAAAGTTATGTCTTCCCCGCCCACGTGATGGTAATGGAGTGGAGGCAGGGCATACGCACGCAGATGCACATATTCAGGAAGGGCATCGGGGTGGCGTATCACGGAATGGAGCCTATAAGGCTTTCGTTTACCTGCATACTACCGCATTTCGAGAACCTGAACGGATTAAACGCATTTTATGAAATGTTAAACAACGTGTTCTCGGAGGAGGGCGGCGGGTACGCCAACTACGTATTCGGGCTTAATGTTGACGACATATCACTGGTCGGTTACCTTATCAACTACGGCATATCCGGCAACGAGCCGAATGTGCTGAGAATTAACTTTGATATGGTGGTAAGCGCGTTTCATGTCAGGGGTGGTGGGCCGGCGAAACAAGTTACAATGCCCGACAAAACGGTGGTTTCTGTTATACATCACCCGGCCATGAATGAAATAACACCGCCAACCAGGGATAGCAGTTCATAACAATGGAAACAATGAAAACATGCAGCCAGGACTGGCTGGTAACAATCAACGGCATACAGGTGCCGGCGGTCAGCGCCACCGTCAGGTATGCCATAAACAGCTTTTCGCAGTGCTCGTGCATGGTGCCGTACCATGAAGATTTGTTTAAGCTGCCCTATGGGTCGATCGTACGGGTGGAGGCGTGGCACGGCGGGATATGTGGCGCTCTTTGGGAGGGTGTTATCAACGACATAAGCGCCTCGTCCGACACCGAGGGGGATATAGCCGCGATTTCAGCAGTAGACTTCTGGGGGTATGCCGCTAACCTGGTTATGATACCGACCGAGATATATCTTAACCTCGGCCTAAAAGACATAGAGCGGCTCAGGCCCGCAGACGTGTGGGCCCGCTTTCATAAGGCGCTAACCAAAACATATTTTCCGGGTGATAAAGGCGGATATAAACAGACAACGGTAACCGATCCGCCGGAACTCATACAACATCTTGAGCCGTATTTCAAAAACAACATCAGGTTTTCCATCGCCGCCACCGCCGTATTCGAGGCTGTTTTTGGGAGCGGCAAGCTTTTAAATTCGCAGGTGCTCGCAGACAGCTTTATGCGCCAGAAAAACTTCTGGCAGGGCATAATGATGTTATCGGGCGCTTGCGGTTTTTGGGTATTGATCAACGATCTTGCTTTTGCGTGCACGCGTGACAGCGATCAACGGGTGTATTCCGCAATCGATATTACAACGCCCGGATATAACTACTATGAGGGCAACGGGTTCGTTATAGACAGGGCTTTACGTCGTAAAAACATGCTGCCGTATACCAGGTATAGAATACCGCTGTCGTCTAAGTATGTTACGGGAAGCTGGGCCATTGGCCCGCACGTTCTGCCAGAAGAGACGCAAGACGGCCTTATGGATATGCCAGATGCCGAGCGGTTTGGTTTCGATGTATGGGCCCCAAGCCCGGGCTCATCGTATCATTCAGCGTCGACAAAAGTAGAAAAAAGAATAGGAGTCAGGCCGTATCATATAGACGGAGTCCTGCCGCAGGCGGGGTCGCTAATCCAACATGACCAAATTTCTGATACAGGGTACATGCGGGGCGTCATGAGGGAGATAGCTCCATATGTGCGTTTGCTTGATGTCAATTTTTACCTGCAGAACACCGCAGCCAACACCATGACGTTTGATTACCTTTTTGCGCCCTATTCAAGGGTCGGCTACAAATGCACGTTGTATAAAACCAGCGAGAGCCAGGAGATAAGCTCTAAAAGCGTGCATGGCTTCGGCATAGTGTCCGGGGTCCAGCATAACCTGGGAGCGGTTATGTCCTCAACAATTTCCGTATCGAACTACGTACCATACTCTGACCGAAAAACCGCTGACAGCTGCGCGATAAAGGGCGGGCAGATCGGGGAGAGCGGCATAATTTTCACGCCGCTTTTCGATGATTTTTATCCGTTGCCGGCTTACGCGGAACGGGAGCAGCATTTAGTTGAATCTATATTCAATTCCGTACGAAAGAGCATAAACCTATGACCCGCCAACCGATAATACCGGCCACGCCGAGAGACCGCGAGGCGATTATCTCCGTGTTGAGGTATCGCAAGAGCAAAGACATAAACGACCTTCAGCCCGCGCTGAGATATCTTGATCCGCTTATAAACCAGCGGGTCGGGCAGTTCAAGGGGGTTGAAATACCGGAATACGTGATGAAACAGACGGCAAGGGACCTTGTCGTCAAGGGCCTGGCCAAGTATGACCCGAGAAAAGCGTCACTGAACACACATGCGTATAACCAACTCAAGGGCCTGCGCAGGTTCGTTGTAAAACACCAGAACACGGCACGTGTTCCGGAGCACCGGGCCCTCCAGATAGGCGAATATAAAACCGCGTACGCCAACCTGAAAGAGCAGCTCGAGCGCGACCCGTCCCCGGCGGAGGTCGCCGATTACCTGAGCTGGCCGACGACGAGAGTCGAGCAGATAATGACGGCCGACAGAAAGTCAAACATAATCCAGGACGATACCGGATCTTTCAGGCCGTATTACAACCCGATAGAAGACAAAGCTGATGTAGCCTATTACTCAATGGCGCCGCAGGAGCAGGTTATTTTTGACATGCTTACCGGCAACCACGGCTATAAAAAGCATTCCCTGAACGAGACCGCCCGTAAGATGGGCATGACGTACCAGCAGGTATACAAGGTAAAACAGAAGATAGCCCGGCAACTGAAAGAACTCATGTAGGAGCACCTTATGCCCGAAGCCATCGACACCGCCGCCCTGCTGAACCGGCTGCAAAACTGCGCCGACGTAATCAGACACCACGCGGATGTTGCCGCAGAAACCCTGAACCAGGCAACCGACAGCAAGATCGGCACGACAATACAGGGGCAGACTCGGGGCGGCGCGCAGGAGGTGGTCGGCAGTGGGGGCGACGCCGCCGTACTGGCTCTCATGCTTACCCTTATGCCGGGCATGATGGAAGACGCGGTGGAGGCCGCTCTTCTTGGTATTGCGGACGAGATTGCGGAGCTTCAGGAAGAAGTTACAGGCTTGCGCGGAGAATATGCAGAGGCGAAAAAAAACATAGAGCGTATCACGCAAACCGACAAAGACGAGCTGAACAGGGCCGGGCTTGGCAAGGCCGGCGAGTACACCAGAAGGGCACTTCTCCTGACGCTGAAAGCCGAGCGCTCCATAAGAAAAGACAACAGGTACGACGGGAGCCTGATAGACGGGGCCGTCGGTTGGATGCGTAAAGCGGAAAACGAGCTCCAGCTCAAGGCGCCGTCGCTGTTCCTGAACACAATAAACAAGCTCTCCGACTTGCGCCAGAAGAATTACATTGTTTTGGGGAAGCTCCATAAGGCCCTTGACGATTTAAGCATGATAGCCCTGCCCCATCTATATAAGGTCGCGGCCAGCATCATGGACGCCACCCCGATACTGCTTCAAATCCTGCGCTCCGGCTCCAAAGAGCTTGACGCAGTACATAAATATATGGTGGAAGAGATAGCCAAGGCAGCAACAAGGGTCCGCCCCGCCAGAAAACTGATCGCTCTGGGCAGAATCAGGAACACGGCGGATACCTTCGTTGACGCGATACAGCGCTATTCGGATTATATTAACCCCGAGGCGGGCGGGTTCATGAAGCGTACCAAGGCCGGGTCCATGCTGTCCGTAGCGGTAGTGGAAATCGCAAAACGCTTTAATATAGACCCAAACATCGGCACAATACACCTAAACAAGGCAACCGCAATGCTCGGCTCAGCTCTCCACAAGACGCAGGTCAAGCTTAATATTGTCACCGGCACGGCCATAAGCTTCCTGGACAAGATCGCAACGTCGTGCAATACGACCGTTAATATTATAAACGATTATGCGCCAACAGTTTCCAGGGGCATGGAGCTTCTTGGCAGGGTATTTAACAAAAACGAAGACGTTCCGGTGTTCGAAATGGCTTCAATGGTGCTTAGATTAAACAAATCCCTGCCAATGCTCGAGCCGCGGGCCCAGTTTGCCGCAGACATGCTTAAGTCGGCGTTCTCCAGAGACCAGTTACAGCGCATTAGGGGCTTCATGGGGCAGGGTTCTAACGACATGAGTGACTACCTAGGAGGGAAGTCGTCATCCGCCATAAAGGGCGCTATTGCGCTGGTGAAGAGCAGGTAACGGAGCTGAGGAGTTATAATTTTATATAGGAGGTTGTGCCGTGAGTAGAGCCGAACTAATAAATCAATTAAAAGAGATGAGAAACCGCCCCAAAGCCATGAAACTGCTTAAGCAGTGGATAGCCGGGCGCAGGCGCAGGGCACTGGTGGGTAAAATGATTGCCACAGGGCACCCCTATGCTGCGGGACAACTTGTAAGGCGCTGGACGCCGGGGATGGCATAAATGGCTGAAACCATAAAAAAGACGCCCAAAAAAGACAAGCCGGTCGAGATATACGACAAAAAGGGCATAATAAAAGACGTTCTGCCGGTTCTTGGCGGTGCTGTCGCCGGGGGCGGGATAGGCCGCGCTATAGGCCGGTTGGCCAGTGAGATAAAAACAACCGGCGCCATGCGCCAAAGGGCGCTTGGCCATCTGCTTCGGGATTACTTTCGCGGCGCGGTTAGGGGTAAAAATCTCTACGCCATACGCAGCGCCATACGGAGCAGGCTCCAAGCTGTGAAGCCAACAAGCCGTGCTTATCGCGGCATAAGGGCGACGCTCGCAAAGCTCGGACTTATAGGGCATCCTGGTTCGATAAAGCAGATAACAGCGCGTATCGGGAAATAGCCAGACTATCGAAAAGGAAATAACGCAATGTCAAAGAAAGACAAAACTCCGGAC